GCCCGGGAATGTCAAGTCTTTTTGAAAAATCGGAGATGTCGGCAGCTTTGAGGCAGCTGCTGCCGGCATACCATTCTTGAGAGTGTTTGAGCGAATACAGTCTGAACCATGGATTGCAACGGTGTACAAAGGGAACATAATAAAAAACTTAATAATGGACTGCCAATCTTACACAAAGTACCGCCCAAACGAGACTACGGGCGGTATTTTTGTATCATGGCGGAGAAAGGAGGAACTTCCCACGGGGGCTTGACTGAAAAGTTGAGCCTCTTTTTTCATGCCAAAAAACAGGAGGTAAATGCTTATGGCAGATGATAAAACCACAAAAACGCCGGAACAGCCGGTAACGGATAGCGGGCCGGGCAAGGAAACGCCTCCCGCTCCCCCAAAAGAGCCGGAGAAGGTTTCCGTTTCTCCGGAGCCGGAAAAAAAGACGGAACCGGAGGTAAAGAACCCGCAGGTTTCCGTCTATAACTTCGCTGAAATTATGAAGGAAAAGAAGGTCGAGGAACGGGCGGCAGCTCCCAGCGTGGAAAAGCCTGACCCGGCAAAAGTGGAGAAACCGGAAAAGCAGCCGGAGGCTCCGAAGAAAGCGGAGGAAAAACCCAAAGAGCCGGAACAGCCGAAGCGCCGGGGCCGTCCCCCGAAAGCAGATAAGGACAAGGCCGCAACCCCGAAGCCCAAAGCTCCTGCACAGAAACCGGAAAAGGCAGTCAAAAAGGAACCGGAGAAAAAAACGGCTCCAACGGTACAGGCCGCTCCCGCTCCGAAGGAACCCGAAAAACCGAAGGATGCACCACGCCGGGGCAAGGAACAAATCGTCTATATCAAGCTGAACGAGCTCCACGCCTTCAAGAACCATCCCTTTGAGGTTAGGGATGATGAAGAAATGCGGGCTATGGTGTCCAGCGTCAAGGACAAGGGCGTGACCCAGCCCGCTATCGTCCGTCCCCGTGAGGATGGCGGCTATGAGATCGTGTCCGGCCACCGCCGCCAGAAAGCCAGCGAGCTTGCCGGATATGCGGATATGCCCTGTATCGTCCGAAACCTGACGGATGATGAAGCCATCACCCAGATGGTCGAGGATAATCTGAACCAGCGTGAAGAAATCCTCCCCAGTGAGCGGGCCAAAGCCTTGAAAATGCAGCTTGAAGCTATCAAGCACCAGGGCTCCCGCACTTCGGGCCAGATTGACCCGAAGGACGCAGGCAAACGCTCCAACGAGATTGTGGCCGAGCGCAATAAGATGGCGGTCAAGCAGGTGCAGCGGTATATCCGTCTCAATGAGCTGGTTCCCGACCTGATGAAGCTGATGGATGAAAAAAAGCTGGGTTTTACTACGGCGGTGGAGCTTTCCTATATCGGCAAGAAGAACCAGAACTATATCGCCGTCGCCATTGACAGCCAGCAGTCCTCGCCTTCACAGGCGCAGGCAAAGCGTATGCGTGAGCTGGACGAAAAGAAGCTGCTCAACGGGGATGTGATCGACGGCATTATGATGGAGGACAAAAAGGAGGTAGACAAAGTGATTTTGACAGGTGCGGAACTGAGCAAGTATTTCGGCAAGGAAACTACGCCGAGGGAAATGAAGGACCAGATCATCAAGCTGCTGGACGACTGGAAGGGTCAGCAGAAGGAACACGAAAAGCCGGAGAAGAAAACCGAACAGGAAAAGTAAGCCCAAACTTCGGGTCAGCATGGCCCGAGGATTGCGGGGCTCTGCCCCGCGCCCCGAAGCTCTGGAGATATAAATTATTCCCCGTCGCCAGTTATTCCGTAGCATAGCCGGGAAAATCAGTCAAGGGCAGCGCCGCCGCAGGCGGTGCCAGAGGCACCCTTGACGGATTTCTCCCGGTTATGCTTTTTCCCGGTCAAGCGACGGGGATATAAATTCTCCAGAGCCGTTCCCCTTCCCGGGGGAAGGGGCGGAGGGGTTGGGCGAACTCTTGCTTTTCCCTAAACCAAAACAGAAATGGAGGCTCAACCAATGAAACGACCTTTAGCATACCTGACCGCCGCATGGAGCGGCGAGCCGGATGTTGATATGGAACTGGCGGCCCACTACTGCCGCCTTGCTTATGAGGCGGGCTTTTCCCCGATCTGCCCGCTCTTGTACCTGCCGCTGTTTTTGAATGACAGCGTTCCCGAGGAACACAAAGCCGGGATTGATATGCGCCGGGATATGCTGCGGCGTTCCCATACTCTGATCGTCTGCGGCAGCGTTGTGGACGAGGATGTGAAAAACGATATTGCGGTTGCCGGGCGGCTGGGCATTGCGGCGACCACGCTGGAAGGGGTGCTTGCCGTGAAGGGACACGGCACCCCGGGCCATGCCGGACATTAAGCTGGGGAGCCTTTTTGACGGGATCGGCGTGTTCCCTCTGGCTGCTTCCCGGTGCGGTATCCGTCCGGTATGGGCCAGCGAGATTGAAAAAGCGCCCATCTCCATAACCAAAAGGCACTTTCCCGATATGGCGCATTTGGGAGATATTACGAAGGTGGACGGCGGGAAAATCCCGCCGGTCCATGTGATAACCTTCGGCTCTCCCTGTCAGAACCTTTCTCTGATCGGCAACCGCTCCGGCCTTGCCGGGGCAAAATCAAGCCTGTTCTATCAGGCGTTTCGTATCATACAGGAAATGAGGGATGCTACTGATAACCTATATCCAGCTATCGCTGTTTGGGAAAACGTCATGGGAGCGTTTTCTACAAATGACCGGATGGACTTTAGAGCCGTCTTATCCGCCTTCTCGGACACCGAAGTTCCAATGCCTCCTTCGGGAAGATGGGGAAACGCCGGAATGGTGCGAGGGGGAACGCCTGATGTGTGCTGGCGACTCATGGACGCCCAGTATTGGGCAGGCTCCCGAAGGCTGGCACGAAGGCAGCGGATTTTCGTCGTGGCGGATTTTGGAGGCAGACGTGCCGCAGACATACTATTTAAGCCCCGTCCAATGCTCCCACTTCCTCCGCCTTGCGGAGAGGGCGGGTGGGCCGCCGCCGAAGGAGATCGAACAGCTTCTTTTGAAACAGGGCGGCAGATACCAGTCATCCACCCCTTTCAGTGCTTCCGTATGCGGGGAGCGGCAAAAAGGCAGGAAGAAACGGCCTTCCGAAACAGCTTCGGATTACCAACTGACCCTTTTCCCACTCTTTTAGCCAGTGATGTAACGCCCTTTGCCTTCTGGTATGAGGGCGACCCGAAGGGCGGCTGTATCCGCTTCTTGACGGAAACGGAAAGTGAACGGCTGATGGGGCTGCCGGAGGGCTGGACAAAGTACGGGGCGGACGGCATGGAGATCCGGCCTCTGCAACGCTACAAGGCGCTGGGAAATGCGATTGCCCTCCCTTGTGCCGATTACATTATGGCCGGGATCTATGAGGTACTGGCTGACCAGGCCGGAAAGGAGGAATAAGCCCATGTTTGAAGCCTATATAACCAATACAGCCCTATACCCCTTAATGGGGATTGAGGTAGGGACAACGGTACATTTCCCCATGACGACACAGGAGTTGCAGGCCGCCCTTGCCAAAATCGGGATAGACGGGAAACGGTACAGCGAAGTGTTCTTTACCAGCTTTGACAGTGATGTGCTGGGGCTCTACGATTATCTCTACGAATGTGAGAACATCGACGAGCTGAACGAGCTGGGCCACGCCCTGCTGGAAGTACGGGATAAGGGCGGACTGGAAACCTTTGAAGCCGCTCTTGTCTTGGGAAACCACACAAGGAGCGTGAAGGATTTGATAAACCTGACGCAGAACCTTGACCTTTACCGCTTTTACCCGGATATTTCCGATGATGAAGGGCTGGGCCGTCTTTACGCCGACGAGCTTGGGACTATCGACATACCGGAGCACATTCAGAACTACTTCGATTATGAGGCATACGGGCGGGATGTGCGTATCAACGAGGGCGGCGTATTCGCTCCCGGTGGGTATGTGTCGGCAGTCCCGGAGGGCTTCAAGGAGTATTACCACGGACCGCAGGACATTCCGCCGGAACACCGGATATTTGCCTATCCTGAAAAGGCCGAGCCTGTCCACTCCATTCTCGCTACACTCAAACGGTTTCAAGAAGCCCCACCCGCTCCGAAAAAGGACAAGGCGGGGCCTTCTCATGAAGAACGGTAAGACTTCGGGCCAGCATGGCCCGAAGCATAAAGGAGGTGCATACCATCAACTATTACCCTATCAATGAAGGAGCCGCCCGCCGGGCAAAAGAAATGAACAGCTTTTCCGACTACAAGGAAGGGAGCGCAACGGCGGAATACCGGGCAATGGTGGACAAGGCCGCCGCCATAGCGGAAAAGCAGAAATCCCGGGTGGACCCCATGTACCATGAGAAGATCGACCATCTGTTAGACACCTACGCCCGCAAGCTGGCCGAAAACATGAACCAAGGCTTTGCCATTGACGCGAGGGTTCCCTCTGTGCTGATCGCCGGGCCTTCCAATTTCCCGGTGGGAAAGAAGGAAAAACAGAACCGGGCGCGGGACAGCAACATGGAGGAATGGCGGCATATTCAAGGGCTGCTGGATAAGATACGCAGCACCGGCATGGGCGGGATCAGCGCCGATGACCCGGCAGCGATTGAAAAGCTCCAGAAGAAGCTGGACGGGCTGGAACGCTCCCAGCTCATTATGAAGGAGGTCAACGCCTATTACCGCAAGCATGGCAAGCTGGACGGCTGTGCGCTGCTGTCGCCGGACCAGATTGAAAAGCTGAAAGCAAGCATGGCGTCAAGTTGGCGAAGCGACCCGAGGCCCTTTGAAAGTTACCAGCTAACCAACAACAATGCGGAGATCCGCCGGGTAAAGGCCCGTATCGAACAGCTTTCCAAACAGGCACAGCAGGAATTTTCCGGCTGGGAGTTCGATGGGGGTCGTGTGGAAATGAACCGGGAGGACAACCGCTTGCAGGTGTTCTTTGACGGAAAGCCTGACGCGGACACCCGGGCCGAGCTGAAAAGCAGCGGCTTTCGTTGGGCTCCCAGCGTGGGCGCATGGCAGAGGCAGCTCACGGACAACGCCATCCGGGCGGCTGACCGGCTGGAATGTATCAAGCCGCTGTCCGGCGAAAAGCCCTCCCAACTTCAAAAGAAGCCCTCTATCTTGCAGACCATGCGGGAACAGGACGAAAAAGTCCAGACGGAGCCGGAAAAGAAAGCTCCGTCCGGCAGAGATGCCGAGCGGTAAGCCTCGGGCCACATTGGCCCGAGGTTTTCTGTTCCCCGAGATTGTACGGGGGCCTCCCGGATAGCGAGAACCCCGACGGAAAGGAGGTTTTATGCAGGAAGAAGTAAACCAAAAAACGGTTGCCCTTTCGATCAGGACAACGAAGCTCACAGGAAAAGTGCTGGCTGCCGCTCTTGGCAAGGTGGTTCGGGCGCTGCAAAAGCACCACCAGAAGGCGCTGACCCCGCAGGGACGCCAGAGCGTGAAAAAGCTGATGAACCACTATGGCGGCAAAAGTGCCATGCCCTATGTGGGAGCTCCAAAGGATTTTGACCGGATCGCGAAGGAGTTCCATGTGGACTACGCTTTCCATAAAGTGAGCCCCGGTCATTACCTGCTGTTTTTCAAAGCCAATCAGGCGGACGCTATCACGGCGGCCTTCCAGAAGTACAGCGCAAAGGTGCTGAACAAAGAGCAGGACAAGGCTTCCATCCTCGGTCAGCTTCGGAAATTCACGGAGCAAATCAGGACGCAGGCAAAGGAAAAGCAGCGGACCAGAGAGGCGGTGAAGGACGGACGTTGAGTGACAAGATCAGAAAATATGTGCTCCCAAACCTGCCGTACCTCTTTGTGTTCTGGTTTTTCTCCAAAATCGGGACGGCCTACCGGATCGCCCCCGGCACAGACTTCGGGACAAAGCTCATGGGGATGCTTGATACCTTCCCCAAAGCCTTTGAAACCTACTGGCCGGGGCTGGGAGGTATTGACCTGCTGGTGGGCCTTGCCGGTGCGGCTGGGATGTATCTGCTGATACAGTCAAAGATCAGGCAGGCGAAAAAATTCCGGCGGGATGCGGAGTACGGCACCGCCCGCTTTGGAACAAAGGAGGATATAAAGCCGTTTGTTGACCCTAAATTTCAGAACAATGTCATTCTGACCGGGACGGAGTTCCTTACCATGAACACCCGCCCGAAGATTCCCGCCAATGCCCGGAACCTAAACGCCTGTGTCATCGGATCGTCCGGCTCGGGAAAGACAAGGTTCTGGTTGACCCCGCAGCTCCTTCAAGCCCATTCCTCGTATGTGGTGGTAGACCCGAAGGGCGGCACTCTCGACCAGTGCGGGCGGTTTCTGCAACGGGAGAAATACAGGGTGCGGGTGTTCAACAGTATCGACTTTTCAAAATCCATGCACTACAATCCGCTGGCCTATATCAAGACGGAAAGCGATGTTTTGAAATTCGTTACTGCTCTGATCGCCAACACCAAAGGCGACGGCAAGGAGGGCGACGAGTTCTGGACTAAAGCTGAAACCCTCTTGTACTGCGCCCTTGTGGCCTACATCGTCTTTGAGGGGCCGGAGGAAGAACGCAACATGAATACGCTGGTGGAAATGATAAACAGCATGGAAGTCCGGGAGGATGACGAAACCTTCAAAAATGCGGTGGACTATATGTTTGACGGGTTGGAACGTCGCAGCCCCCAGCACTTCGCCGTGAGGCAGTATAAGAAATACAAGCTCGCCAGCGGCAAGACAGCCAAAAGCATCTTGATTTCCTGCGGTGCAAGACTGGCTCCCTTTGATATTCCCCAGCTTCGGGAGATCATGTCTTATGACGAACTGGAGCTGGATAAGCTGGGGGATGAAAAATCAGCGCTGTTCTTTCTTATCAGCGACACGGACACCACCTACAACTTTTTGGTTGCCCTCGCTTTTTCGCAGATGTTCAACCTTCTGTGTGAACGGGCTGATAACACCTATGGCGGGCGTCTGCCCTACCATGTGCGGGTGCTATGGGACGAGGCTGCCAACACCGGACAGGTGCCGGGGCTGGAAAAAATCGTGGCTGTCATCCGCTCCCGTGAGATCAGCCTGACGCTTTTTTATCAGGCAATGAGCCAGTGCAAGGCATTGTACAAAGACCATTCCGAAACCATCATGGGAAACATGGACAGTATCGTGTTCCTCGGAGGCCGGGAGGCTTCCACCCTAAAGGATATTTCGGAAAACTGGCTGGGCAAGGCCACCATTTCCATGCAGACCGAGGGTCGCAGCCGTGGACAGTCTGAAAGTTACAGCCAGAATATGCAGCGGCTTGGCCGGGAGCTGATGACCACCAGCGAGATCACCACCATGCCCGGAGATAAATGTATCTTGCAGCTTCGGGGGCTCCCGCCTTTCCTGTCCCCGAAGTATGACTTGAAAAAGCACCCGAATTACAAGTACACAGCCGAATTTGATAAAAAGAAAAACGCCTTCCGCTTGGAAAGCCTGTTCCGCCACCGGCCATTGAGACTAAAGCCGGAGGACGAATACACGGTGTACGAAGTGGACGGCTCCGACACGGACGAAGAAGCTGACCTGTTGAATTTCGATGATCTGGACAGCGACGAGTTTGTGTAACTTCGGGCCATGATGACCCGAAGCGCCGCCGATGTGGGCGGCTTTTTTTGTACCCAAAACCATCAAACAAACAAAATGGAGGAACGTATATGGAATTTTTCAATCAGGCAATCGACATTCTTAAAATTCTGGTCATGGCTCTTGGCGCTGGTCTGGCGGTATGGGGCGTCATCAACCTTCTGGAAGGTTACGGGTCGGATAACCCTGCGGCAAAATCACAGGGCATTAAGCAGCTCATGGCGGGCGGCGGTGTCGTTCTGATCGGCCTTCAGCTTATCCCTCTGCTGTCCGGCCTGTTCAGCTAAGTGTCACCCGTTGTCCCTTTTCCAGAAAAGGAGCTGATGTATGGACTTTATCATCGACGCAATCGTTGAATGGCTGAAAGGTCTGCTCGTCGATGGTATCATGGGAAATCTGGATGGCCTTTTCGATAACGTCAATCAGAGCGTTGGCGAGATCGCCACACAGGTAGGCACGACCCCGGCGGACTGGAACGCCGGGGTCTTTTCCATGATACGACAGATCTCTGAAACTGCCATCCTGCCAATCGCCGGGGTCATCCTCACTTTTGTAATGACTTATGAGCTGATACAGATGCTCATAGAACGCAACAACCTCCATGAAGTTGACACATGGATGTTTTTTAAGTGGGTGTTCAAAACCTTTGTGGCTGTGATGATCCTGACGAACACCTTCAATATCGTGCTGGCGGTCTTTGATGTGAGCCAGCATGTGATACAGCAGTCAGCGGGCATTATCCAGAACGGGACAGAGATCACGCCGGATGTGCTGGACAGTTTGCGGACAGAGCTTGAGGCGATGGAGTTAGGTCCTCTGTTCGGACTCTGGCTACAATCCTTCCTGATCCAGCTTACCATGATTGCCTTAAACATCGTGATCTTCGTCATCGTATATGGCCGTATGATTGAAATTTATTTACTCACAAGTTTAGCGCCTATCCCGTTTGCCACAGTCCCCAACAGGGAAACCGGACACATGGGGCAGAACTATTTCCGCTCCCTCTTTGCAGTAGGCTTTCAAGGCCTATTGATTTTAGTCTGTGTCGCCATCTATGCGGTGCTGATCCAGAGTATCGCCACCGACGGCGACCCCATCGGGGCAATCTGGGGCTGTGTGGGATATACGGTGCTGCTGTGTTTTACCTTATTCAAAACAGGCAGTCTTGCAAAATCCATCTTCGGCTGCCATTAAAAGACTTCGGGCCATGCTGACCCGAAGAGGAAAGGAGGCGGTATGCCTCGGCGTTACAAACAGGGTGCGGACGGACAGCCGCACCCGGCTTTCTACGGAAAGCTCCCCGAAGAATTTTCTAAAGCAGACACCATGCGCTTTATGGTGGAAACCGATCTGAAACTGTCCGGGTGCGTATCGGCGGACACGCTGGCGGCACTCCGGGCGGAAGGCTATGACTACAAGGACGGGAACCTTGTTCCCGCCGGAAAGGAGGAAACCATGCAGGAAAAGGTTGCAAACACCACCCCGGCCACACCGTTGAAGCTGGATGTAAGCGTGCGGGTCATCGAACCTGTGAAAAATCTGATGGGCTTTGCCAGCGTGAAATTCAATGACTGTTTTGTGGTGGAAAATCTGAAAATCGTACAGGGCAGCAAGGGGCTCTTTCTTGGGATGCCCAGCCAGCCAGACGGCAAAGGCGGCTACCGGGATATGGCCTACCCTGTCACAAAGGAGTTCCGGGAACAGCTCAACACCGCTGTTCTGCAAGCCTATGAGGCAAAGCTGGAACAGATGGCGGAGCGCGGCTCTGTGGGGCGTGCGTCCATCAGCGACCAACTCAAAGCCGGAAAAGCGGCTGCCGAACAGGCAAAGGCAGAGCGGCCTCCGAAGGAAAAGCCCAGCCGCAGTGCAGAGCGTTGACCTCGGGCCATGCTGGCACGAAGCAGAAAGGAGGCGGGAACCATGCCACGCAAACGGACGGGCTATGACGCGGCCTGCTATTACGACGGAAAACTGCTGGGCCGCTGTACCAAAGCGGACAGCGACGCCTATACCCTGTTGATGAACGCCTGCGGCGGGGAGGCTGCCCGTGTTCTTCGGGAATATACCTATTTTTCCCCAGAACTGAAAGCCATCTTGGAAAAGGCGGCGCTCATGCAGGCGGACCGGAGCCGGACGGGCGGAATGTTCCATGCGCCGAAAAGCTCCCCGTGGGGCGAGGTGCAGAATTGTGAAACCCTCTGTCCGGGGGTGTTTCTGGTATCTACCGCCAGCCACGGCGGAACGATGGTGGCAAACGAGGTAGCCGCCGTTCTCTCCCCAGCGGCCAAAAAATGCGGCTTCAAGGACAAGGGCTATATCTGCTATGAGGAGGACGCACAGGAAAGCGTAGTGCTCCGGGAGCTGCTGGACAAAAAGCTGTGGAAAATCCCTGACCGCATTAAGGACAAAGGACAGTTTGAAGAAAAACTCAATCAGTCCATCCGGCAGTATCACCCCGAATACTGGCGGGCAAGGCAGAGCGGACGAGAGGCCGCCGAAGCTGCCCGCAGCACAGCCCCGGCCAAAGAGGCCGCAAGATAACCTCGGGTCATGCTGGCCCGAAGCAATAAAGGAGGTGTACCAAAATGGCCTATGTACCAGTACCAAAAGACCTTTCCAAAATCAAGACAAAGCTGGCCTTCAATCTGACGAAGCGCCAGCTTGTTTGTTTTTCCAGCGCGGCGGCGGTGGGCCTCCCGGCCTACCTGTTTTCCCGTGGCAGTATCGGGAACAGCGCCGCCATGTTCCTGATGATCGGCCTCATGCTCCCGTTCTTCTTTCTGGCTATGTATGAGCGGGACGGCCTGCCATTGGAAAAAGTGCTGAAAAACATCATCCGCACCCGGTTCCTCTATCCCCGGGTGCGGCCTTACAAAACCGAAAACTTCTATGCGCTGCTTAGCGCCAGAAAGGAGGCGCAGCCGATTGCGAAACAACAGAAGGGCCGGAAAGCCCGCAGGCAGAAAGCCTGAAAAGCAGGGCCTTACCGGCCTGTTCACGAAAGGAAAGAACATTCCCACCACCGCCCAGCAGACCCTCCCTTACCGGGAAATGTACCGGGACGGGGTGTGCCGGGTAGCGGACCGCTATTACACCAAAACCATTGAATACGAGGACATCAACTACCAGCTCGCACAGTCCGAAGATCAGGCGGCCATCTTTGACGGGTGGAGCGCCTGCCTCAACTACTTTGACAGCAGCCTTCCGTTCCAGCTTTCCTTCCTCAACCACCGGAGCCGCCCGGGCAGCCGGTACAGCGTGAACATCCCCATGCAGGACGATGATTACAACAGCGTCCGGTGTGAGTATGTGGAAATGCTGGAAAACCAGATCGCCAAAAGCAACAACGGCATTGTCCGCACAAAGCTCCTGACCTTCGGCGTGAATGTGGACGACCTTTCCACCGCCAGGGCAAGGCTGGAACGTGTAGAGGCGGACATTTGCGGGAACTTCAAAAAGCTGGGCGTCAAGTGCCGATCCCTTTCGGGGCTGGAACGGCTGGAGCTTCTTCACGGGCAGCTCCACCCCGGCAGCGGCTCCCCCTTCCGGTTTTCATGGGATATGATCCCCAAAACCGGGCTTTCCACCAAAGACTTTATCGCCCCGGACAGTTTCGATTTCCGTTTCAGCCGACTGTTCCGGGTGGGGACGACCTGGGGCGCTGCCTCCTACTTGCAGATTTTGGCCTCGGAGCTCTCGGACAAGCTGCTGGCGGAGCTTTTGGAAATGGATGCGGAAATGACCATCACCCTCCATATCCAGACCGTCGATCAGGCCGCCGCCGTAAAATCCATCAAGGCCAAAGTCTCCGACATTGACAAGATGAAAGTGGAGGAACAAAAAAAGGCAGCCCGGTCAGGGTACGACATGGACATACTCCCACCCGACCTTGTAACGTACAGCAACGACGCAAAGACCCTTCTGGAAGATTTACAGAGCAGGAATGAAAGAATGTTCCTGCTGACCTTCCTTGTGGTAAACATGGCCCCGACCCGCCGGGAGCTGGACAATGACCTGTTCACGGTGTCGGGTATCGTCCAGAAATACAACTGCACCTTGAAGCGGCTGGACTTCCAGCAGGAGGACGGTTTTCTTTCCAGCCTTCCACTGGGCCATAACGGCATTGAGATCAAGCGCGGCATGACGACCAGCTCCACGGCCATTTTCGTTCCCTTTATGACGCAGGAGCTCCGCATGGATGGCGAAGCCGTCTATTACGGGCTCAACGCACTTTCCCATAACGTCATCATGGCAAACCGGAAAAAGCTCAAAAACCCCAACGGCCTGTTCCTCGGCGTGCCGGGCTCCGGCAAATCCTTTGCCGCAAAGCGGGAGCTTGTGAACGTGTTCCTTGCCACCCGTGACCGGATCATTGTGGTTGACCCGATGGGCGAATATTCGCCCCTTATCAAGCGGCTGGGCGGTCAGGTCATCGAGATCGCCCCGGACAGCCCCCACCACATCAATCCGATGGACATTGATTTGAGCTTCGACGAGGAAAACCCGATGGCGCTGAAAGCCGACTTTATCCTGTCGCTGATGGAGCTGATCGTCGGCGGCAAGGACGGCTTGCAGCCGGTGGAGCGTACCGTCATTGACCGCTGTGTGCGCCAGATGTACCGGGAACACTTGCAGGACCCGGAAACAAGCAAAATGCCGACCCTCCAAACCCTGTATGACCTGCTCTGTTCCCAGCCGGAGGGCGAGGCGGTACGGCTGGCAACTGCCCTTGAAATCTATGTGTCGGGTTCCCTTAACGTGTTCAACCATGAAACCAATGTGGACCTGAACCGCCGTCTGGTATGCCTTGACTTAAAAAAGCTGGGGGCCGGACTTCGGACGATTGCCATGCTCATTATGCAGGACTTGGTAAACTCGCAGGTGTCCATGAATTTCCTGCGCGGTATCGCTACATGGTGCTACTTCGACGAATTTCATGTGCTGCTCCGTGACCGTCTGACGGCAAGCTATTGTGTGGCGATCTGGAAAATGCTGCGAAAAAAAGGGTGCGTTCCCAGTGCTTTAACGCAGAACGTAAAGGATTTTCTGGCAAGCCCGGAGATTGAGAACATCTTTGAAAACTCGGACTTCCTTGTGCTGCTCTCGCAGGCACAGGGGGACCGGCAGATTTTAGCCAAACAGCTTGGGATCAGCCCCCACCAGCTTTCCTATGTGACCCATACCAATTCCGGCGAAGGGCTGCTGTTCTTCGGGAACACCACCATCCCGTTTGTTGACCGCTTCCCGCAGAACACCGAGCTGTACGCCATTATGACCACCCGCCCGGAGGACAAAAAACAGGAAATGAACCGGGCATAACACACTTCGGGCCATGATGGCCCGAGGTTTGGAAAGGAGGGATACATCATCGGAAAGAAACCGGACAAACGGAATTTTCAAAGGCCGGGGCCGACGGAGGATACCGGGAGCAATCGCCCCGGACCGACTGAACGGGAAGGGCCTTCCCCCGCACCATCCCGACGCCTGCGGTTTAAGGACGAGGATACCGGGCAGGACAGTCCTTCGGGCCACAATGGCCCGAAGTCCAAAAGCGGTAAGTTTCAAGAGGACAGACGGAAAAGCCGTCCCTCTGACCGCATGAGGCAGGAAGATGAAGCGGACGGGCCGCAGGATACCGGCAAGGCACAGGAGCCGGAGGGCTCCGCCGAGAAGGCCGGGAGCAAAAAGGACAAGTACCAGAAAGCACAGGCAAAAGCGGAACACGCCGGGGAAAAGCTGGGAAAGGCCCGGGAGAAACTGGACAAGACCGAGGCAAAACGGGCAGCGAAGAAGCCGCCGGGGCTTGCAAAAAAGGCAGTCCGGGGAGCCCGTACAGAAGCATGGTTCTATGTCCACAACAAGATACACGAGGTCGAGCATGAAAATGTGGGTGTGGAAGGAGCCCATAAATCCGAGCTGGCCGCAGAGGCCGGAACCCGGAAACTGACCCGCTATGCCAAACGCCGCTGGCAGGAACACCCGGCCCGGAAGGTGGCAAAGTGGGAACGGAAGGACATAAAAGCCCGGGCCAATGTTGATTTTCAAAAGATGGCCTCCGAGCACCCGGAGCTTACCAGCAATCCGCTTTCCCGTGTGCAGCAGAAATGGAAACTGAAACGCCGGTATTCCAAAGAGGCAAAGGCGGCTGCAAAACAGGGTGCAAAGGCCGCAAAGAAAACCGCTGCCGCTTCGGGAACTGCGACCCGTCGGGCGGCGCAGTTTGTGACCCGTCATCCCGTGGCGGTGCTGGTCCTGCTCCTGCTGTTGCTGCTCTGTTTTCTTGTGTCGGCGGTAAGCTCTATCTTTCCCACGCTTGGCAGCGGCCTTGCCAATGCGTTATCCGGCACCTCCTACGCCTCGGAGGATACGGACCTGCTGGGGGTGGACGAGGACTACACAGCGTTGGAAAACGAGCTGGCGCAGACGGTGGCAAACATCGAAAGCACCCATCCCGGCTATGACGAGTACCGCTATTCGGTGGACGAGATCGGCCATAACCCCTATGAGCTGGCATCCTATCTCTCGGCAAAGTACCATGTCTATTTCCGGGAACAGGTGCAGGACGAACTGCGAGAAATCTTTGAGGCACAGTATGAGCTGACCTTGACGGAGGAAGTCGAGATACGCTACCGCACCGAAACCAGCACCGACCCGGAGACCGGGGAAACCACCACCGAGGAAGTCCCCTATGAGTATTACATCTTAAATGTGACCCTCACAAACAAAACGCTGCCTGCCGTGATCCTGCCGAGGCTTAACGAACAGCAGCGGGAAATCTACACCGTTATGCAGCAGCTCAAAGGCAACAAACCTTATCTGTGGGAAGGGATTTACAACGGCGGCGAAGATACCGGCCCCAGCTATGAGATACCCGGCGAGGCGCTGGATGACCCGGCTTTTGCGGCGCTCATGAAAGAAGCCACAAAGTACATCGGCTGGCCCTATGTGTGGGGCGGCTCCAGCCCGTCCACCTCCTTTGACTGTTCGGGTTTCGTCTGTTGGGTGTACACGGCCAGCGGCGTCCACAACCTGCCCCGTACCACGGCGCAGGGCATTTATAATCAGTGTGCTATCATTTCCCCCTCCGAGGCAAAGCCCGGCGACATTATCTTTTTCACGGGAACCTATGACAGCCCCGGCCCTGTATCCCATGTGGGGATTTATGTGGGCGACGGGATGATGCTCCATTGTGGTTCGCCCATCCAATACGCAAACATCAATTCAAGCTACTGGCAGACACATTTCTATGCCTTCGGGCGTTTGTGAGCCAGAGGAAAGGAGTCCTTGCATGAACAAAATCGACAAGCTCGATAAGGAACTGGAAAAAGCCCGGGAGAAGGCTGCCGAGTGGCAGGCCAAAATCCGGGAGCTGGAAAAGCAGAAACAGGAGGAAGAAAACAGCCAGATCGTGCAGGCGGTGCGCTCCCTTAAACTGACGCCCGCCCAGCTGATGGCATTTCTGAATGACCCCAAAAACAGCCTTACCGCTTCGGGCCATACTGACCCGAAGCCGGAGGCACCCGAAAAGGAGGACACAGCCCATGAAGAAAATTAAATACCGCAGGCTGGCGGCGATGGCTGCCAGCCTTTTGTGTTGCCTGATCTTTACGGTCCCGGCCTACGCCCAGAGCAGCGAGCCGCAGCCGGAGACAGCTCCCGCCCCGGCGGAAACCGAAGCGGAGCCGGAAACACAGAACCCCTTTACCCCGGACGGGACGGGAACCGTGGTGGACAACGCCACCGACGAGGACGGTAAAGAGTTTTACACCATTACCACAGCAGATGAGAGCGTGTTTTATCTGGTGATCGACAAACAGAAAACCAGCGAGAACGTCTATTTCCTCAATACCGTTACCACAGACGACCTTCTGCCTCTTGCCGAACAGGGTAAGGAACCGCCCAAAGAAGTGACCCCGGAGCCAGAGCCAAAGCCCACCGAACCGGTGGAGGAAGTACCGGAACCCGAGCCGGAGAAAAAGGACAGCCCCCTTCTCTCTCTGCTCCTGATCGGTGCGGTGGTGCTGGCCGGCGGTGGAATTGGTTACTATTTCAAGATTTACAAGCCGAAGCATGAGGCCCCGGATTTGGAGGATGATTACTGCGAATATGAGGACGGGGAGCTGGAGGAGATCGCAGAGGAACCCGAGGACGAAGATACCCCGCCGTGGGAGGAAGATACGGAGGAATGAGAATGAATTTTACAAGCAGCCCTTTTGAACGAATGATGAAGGAAGTACCGCACCCCGGCTGGGACAATGACGACCCTTGTAAGGGATGCCGTTACTACAAGGAGTGCAAAGGAAAGAAAAAACAGTGCAGGAAGAAGTTCCGGGCGCTGATCGTGGAGCCCCGCCCTTCGGGCCATCGTGGCCCGAAGTCTTAAATGGACGCCCGGGAGCTGACCCGTGACGAGAAGAAGAAAATCCGCACTCTGGTCACGGGGATGTGCGCCAACTATGACCGGGAAAGCGGCATATGCCTTCCTCTTGACTGTGCCTGCTATATGCTGCACAAGTGCTGGACAGGGGCGTACTGCCGTTACTTCCGTGAGGCTGTCCTGCCCCTTAACCTGGAGCTTCAAGCGTCGCTGACAACGGAAGGCATCTCCCCGGAGCTGCGGGCCTGTGCGGTCTGCGGAAAGGCGTTTTTGCCCGAGGGGCGTCAAGCCTACTGTTCCGACGCCTGCAAGGCCGAAGGGAACCGCCGAAAAAGCCGGGAACGCATGAGGAAAATGCGGGAGAAAAGGCCGGGCGGCTGTTACGATTTGCCGCCTCCAAAGGCTTGACATTCCGGGCTTTTTTGAGGGTGTTTCCGGGGTGGGAATATCTTATTACATTTCTCCCCGGTCTGCCCTCTTATTTCGTAACATCCAGCACTTCGGGTCATGTTAGCCCGAGGCACAGAAAGGAGGTATCTCTTGGAGACAGTACAAGGATATGTGATTTTGAAAGCTGCCACCTTTGAAACCGGACACGGCTTTGCGCTGGGGCATAATCCGGGAGCGCCGAGCTCCTTTGTGACCTGGCAGTTTACCGAGGGGGAAAACGGCCATCGGGATTACTACTGGGGCCGCTATGGAACCAGTCAGGCGTGGGCGCAGAGGGACTTTGACCGCCGAGTGGACGACTATCAGCAGCTTTACCATGCGGCGGTCAAGCATACCGAGCTGGGACCGGAGGGTGTTTACCGCTATTATTCCACCCAGCGGCCCGTGGACATAGGAACTTACCCGAAGCCGCCGGATAACCAGCCTCTTTCCATCGTCAACTACGATGACGACAGGCGGCGTCCTGTGGCAGACGGCAGACTGATGGCATGGGGCGAACTGACCTACGCAAAGCCGCTGACCGAAAAGCAGATGGAGGATTATGAACTGAAACCAGCACCGGGCAATCCTGACCGGGTGCGCCCATCCATTACTGCCCGGCTCAAAGACGGAACCAGAGGGCAGGAACCCCCGAAGGAGCCCGGCCAGAGGCGGAGCCATAAAAACCATGAGGAACGATAAAGGAGGATCGCCATGCACGAAAAAGACAACTATCTGAAAACCGCCGAGCTCTCCACAGAGCAGAACTGCAACATGATCGACGGCGTACCCAACAACACGCCTATCCCACCCACGCCCCCGGAGCTGGACGCAAAACCGCTTGATAAGGTAAAGGAGCCCAAAGAGCGCCGGAAAGGCCGGGAGCTGGAACGCTGATGGAGAACCGCAAGCGGAATGTCCATCTGCACGTCATGGTAACGCCGGACGAGCTGGCAGCCATCCATGAACGGATGGCTGAGGCGGGCATTTCCAACGCCGGGGCTTATATACGGAAAATGGCTCTGAACGGGTATATCCTGCACGTTGACCTTGCGCCCATAAAAGAATTGATCTCTCTGCAAAGACGTTGTTCCAACAATCTCAATCAGGTCGCCGTACACGCGCATACCTACGGCGTGTACCCGGAGGAAATCGACGGATTGAAGCGGGACTATGAAAAGCTGTGGGGCGAGGTGTCAAAGGTGCTGCGGGAGCTTTCCGAGCTGGTGGCAAAGTAAGACGAGGGCGGCAGGCTTCCGTTGCGGGGCTTGCCGCCCTGCTCTTTTTTTACCACTTCGGGCCAGTATGACCCAAAAGTTTGGGACAGGATTTACTAATCTTTCGCAACATTTATGTCCCCGGGCAAGCATGATAAAATAGAGGTAGGAAGGATAGATAAAGGAGGTTTTGAAGATGAAGATACTGCTGAAAATATTGGTTGCTCCCTTTGCTTTAGCGTTGTCCCTTCTGGCGGCTCTGCTGGTGTTCCTATTTGATATTTGTGCCGTCCTGCTGACGATTGCCTCTGTGATCCTGACGGTGCTGGGTGTCGCTCTCTTTTTCACGCCGACGCCCATAGGCGGGATTGTATTTCTGTTTCTTGCCTTCCTTCTTTCGCCGTATGGACTGCAAGCGGCGGCGGGCTCCCTTCTTTGGGCGCTGGACGGAGGCAAATCCGCTCTGTACCGGTTTCTGGCAAGTTAAGCAGCCTCGGGCCATACTGGCCCGAAGTCGGGGCGGTCTGAATGGGCCGCCCCTTTCTCATGGAAAGGAGGAATGATTTTTGGCTACCACAACTTTGTTGCAGCGCCATGCGGGCGAAGGCGAAACGATTGCTGAGGCTATCCGGGATTGTCTGGACTATGGCAAGAACCCGGAAAAAACAGAAAGCGGAAAGTACATCTCCGCTTATGAATGTGATCCGGTCACTGTGGCGGACGAGTTCCTTTTGGCAAAGGCCAGCTATGCCGCCATGACGGGCCGGGAACAGAAGAAAGAAAATAATGTGCTGTGCTATCAGATACGACAATCCTTCTATCCGGGCGAGATCACCCCGAAGGAGGCGAACCGTATCGGCTATGAGCTGGCTATGCGCTGGACAAAGGGGCGGCACGCTTTTATCGTTACCACGCACACCGATAAGCAGCACATCCATTGTCACATTTATTACAACTCCACCACCCTTGACTGCACCCGGAAATTCCGAAATTTTTGGGGCTCCAGCTTCGCCCTTCGGCGGCTCTCTGACAGGCTGTGCCTTGAAAACGGGCTATCCATCGTGGAGAACCCGAAGCCCCGGAGCAAGGGCAAGTATCGGAACTATGGAGAGTGGCAGAAAGACCGGAAAGGGCCGCTTTCCTATCAGGACAGGCTGCGCCTTGCCATTGATACTGCGTTGGCGGAACGCCCCGCTGATTTGGACGAATTTCTCAATTTGATGAAGCGGGCCGGGTATGAGGTCAAGACGGTTCGGGGCGGCGGTATCAGCTTCCGGCTGACCGGGCAGGGACAGGAACGCTTCACCCGTCTGCGTGCCTCCACGCTGGGGGACGGCTACGACTTGCAAGATGTTCTGTCCGCCATTGAGGGCAAAGAAAAACGCCCCGGGCGCTCGGAGCGGAAAATCAGTCTGGCGGTGGATATTCAAGCAAAGCTGGCTGCCGGTAAGGGGCCGGGATATGAACGCTGGGCGAAGGTATTTAACATTAAGCAGATGGCCGCCGCTCTTGCTTATATACAGGACAATGGCCTGACCGATTATGAGCAGTTGGCACAGAAAGCCACCGAGGCAGCAGACCGTTTTCATACCATTTCCGAGCAGATCAAGCAGACGGAACAGGCCATGAAAACCAATGCCGGGCTAAAGGCCGCAACGGTTCAGTATGCCAAAACCCGTCCAGTCTTTGAGCAGTATAAGGCGACGAAGTACAGCCGGAAATTCCTTGCGGAGCATGAGGCCGACCTTGAACTGTACCGGGCTGCACAAGCGGAAATGCGCTCTCTGCTGGGCGGGGCAAAGCTCCCCAAAATGGATGTGCTGAAGGAAGAAGGCCGTAAGCTCACAGCAAAGAAAAAACAGCTCTATGGAGAATATCAAAAGGCACGACGGGATATGCAGGAGATCGTCACGATCAAAGCGAACATTGACACTCTGATGGGCTACACCGAACCGGGAAGAAAGCAGGAAAAGGAGCGTTAAGGTTATGAAAACAAGGAGCAAAGCGACGCTGACACTTCGGGCCATATTGGCCCGAAGATACGGGTTTGGGGCGAGCCCCAACAAGCCGCCTTTGTGCCACTTGTGGCCACAGAGGCATTGCTTGCCACTTAGCGGCAGCCCTTAAAATGGCACAAAAAAACAGAGGCCCTTATTCTGGAACCTCCGTTTCTCTGGCTTTCTTAATGCCCTCGGCTGTGGCTTCTATCACGACAAGCTCTTTTTCATTCATGGAGTTTAGAAGCACATCAATGTGCTTTCTGCAAGAGCTTGACCTTGCCCCTCCGTCCGCATGAATAAACTGGTCAACTGAAACGTCAAACATGGTAATGAGTTTAACAAAAAGGTCGAAGCTGGGATACTGACCTTTGTTCTCAATATTCATAATGGTACGAGAGTCACGGTCTACTAATTCCGCAACATAGGCTTGTGTCCAGCCCTTTTCTTCTCTGGCTCTTTTGAGCGCTGCCCCGAGGCCGTGAAAGTCAAACCTTCTTTCATCTTGGTTCATTCTCATATCACCCTATATCATTCTACATTTCTGGTTGAATTATGAGAATGTAATGAGATTTTACATTAAGTAGTATTTTGTTTCGCATCCATGTAGGCTCTAACTTGTATTATTCGAGGTAGAGAACTATAATATATCCTGTGGAGGTGCGAAATGGACTATATGACATTGAAAGAGGCCGCCGAAAAGTGGGGCGTGACACCTCGTAGAGTAAATTATTATTGTGCCGGAGGGCGTATCCCCGGTGCTGTAAAAATGGCTGGTGTTTGGCTGATCCCAAAGAACGCAGAAAAGCCGATTGACGGAAGGACAAAACAAGGGAAGGAGTTGCACCATGAATAAAATCCTGATTATAGATGATGACAGAGAACTGTGCGCTTTGATTAAACGTAGCGTACAAGCAGAAAACATAGAAGCTGATTTTTGTAATACCGGAAAAGAGGGCTTACAAAAATTAAGAGAGCACGAATACCAGCTTGTGGTGCTGGATGTGATGATGCCCGGCATGGATGGTTTTGAAACGCTGGAAGAAATTCGCAAGGAGTACAGCTTACCAATTTTGATGTTCACATCTAAAAATGACAGCATTTCTAAAGTACGGGGCTTACGGGCCGGAGCGGACGATTATCTTACAAAACCGTTTGATATGGATGAACTGATTGCCCGTATTGCGTCTCTTATTCGCCGCTACACTCGCTTTAATCAGCAAGCTGGAGCCATACAAAAGCTAAATTTTGACGGATTGCAGATTGACCTTGAAAATCGTTCTGCTACTACATCAAACGGCACTTTTGAACTGCCCCCAAAGGAATTTGATTTGCTCCTGTACTGTGCAAAACATCAAGGGAAAATTTTGACCAAACAGCAGATTTATGAGGAAGTATGGGGCGAAGAATATTTCTATGATGACAGTAACATTATGGCGATTATCAGCCGACTTCGTAAAAAATTAGAAGTCAATCCTTCAAGCCCAAAGTATATACAAACGGTCAAAGGGATTGGCTACCGGTTTAATAAGGAGGTGTAGTCAACATGGAAATTATCGTATTCTTGTCCATTGTGATTGCTGTTGTGGCTGTATTGACTTCCATCGTTCTCGTTCGGCGTGTAAAAAAACAAATAGCAGAAATGACCGATGTGCTGGTTGATGTGAAAAACGGAAATGGCAACCGGCGTATTCTATCTGCAACAAATGAACTGACAGCACCTCTTGCCTATGAAATCAATGAGATCGTTGTGGCCTATGAAAGCAGACTTTCAACTGTACGGCAGACAGAAGAAACCAACCGCCAGCTTATGACGAGCCTTTCCCATGACGTGCGAACGCCCCTTACTACTCTGCTTGGGTATCTTGACGCTACACACAAAGGACTGGTCACAGGAAAAGACCGGGATGATTATATTGAAACCGCCCGTCGGAAAGCCCATGATCTGAAAGAATATATTGATGTACTCTTTGACTGGTTCAAGTTAAATTCCAACGAGTTTGCTTTGGAGATTCAGAGCGTTGAGGTCGCAGAGCTGACAAGAAATATTCTGATCGACTGGATACCGATTTTTGAGGATAAACAGGTTGATTATGACATTGATATTCCTGAACAGCCCGTCCGGGTAAGATTGGATATGGATAGCTATATGAGGATCATCAATAACCTTATTCAAAATGTAATCGCTCATAGCCATGCGGACAAAATTAAAATTTCCCTATCGAAGAAGGAAAACAGCATGGAGCTGTTGCTGGCGGATAATGGAGTGGGCATTGAAAAAGAAGATTTGAAACACATATTTGAACGGCTTTATAAGTGTGATAAAGGACGCTCTGAAAAAGGCAGCGGACTTGGTCTTTCTATTGTCCATCAGCTTGTAGAAAAGATGGGTGGAAGCATAACAGTTGAAAGTTTGCCGGGAAAAGGAACTGAATTTATGTTGTTTTTTCCTTTGGAAATTTAAGTGGGTTCCCGTCTTTATGGCGGGAACCTTTGTCATTTTGCCGGATTTCAAATTGCAAGGTTAATGCAAGGTTGCGGCAAGGTTAATGCAAGGTTGGCGGCTTGTAATATTAAATGCGAAAGAACAAATACCACGTCGAATGACGGGTACGCGTTCTATCGCATTTATTTTTTTACCATCAACAGAGCTAAAACACAATAGAAACGGGGTGAAATGGTGCGGCAGTACAGATACATAGATTTTCAGGACCGCAAGGAGATTTCCACACGATACCTGAACGGCGACCGGGTGGCAGACATCGCCGATGGGCTGGGTATGGCAACGGCTACCGTCTACCGGGAGTTGAAACGTGGCGAAACGGGCGGGCTTGACCGCAACCAGCGGAGAGCATACAACCCCGTTCTTGCACAACAGCGCGTGCAAGAGAACTTCAAACGCCGCGGCAAAACCGCGGTCAATTCGTAAAGGAGGTTCCACGGTGAACAATTTTGAAGAAATCACGAAGAACCCGGAAACGCTGGGCGCTTTCTTGCGGGGCCTGCCCGTCATTGAAGCGCCGTGGGACGAAGCATTCCAGCGGAAGTATTGCGCCGGGTGTGGGAAAGTCAGTTGTGACGATGGTAGCCCTTGTCCGTATGAGGACAAGCGGAACAATCCGCTTTGGTGGCTGTCACAGGAGAGCGAGGGAACGCAACGTGCTTGAAATCGTACCGATGACGCTTAGAGAAGCAAACGCGTTTGTCGAGCAAAACCACCGACACCACGGGGCAACCGTGGGGCATAAGTTTTCCATTGGGCTATCTGACGGTGAAAAAATCGTAGGGGTTGCCATTGTGGGCCGTCCTGTATCACGCCACCTTGACGACGGTTGGACATTGGAGGTCAACCGACTTTGCACGGACGGAACCCGCAACGCCTGTTCAATGCTTTACGCCGCGGCATGGAGAGCGGCGCGGGCGATGGGCTATAAACGGGTAGTCACCTATATTCTGGACACAGAAAACGGCGCAAGCCTGCGGGCCGCTGGGTGGAAATGCGTTGGACAAGCCGGGGGCCTGCGCTGGACAGGGACCCGCCGCCCGGAAGTGGACCTTTGCCCCGCACAAATGAAAATCAGGTTCGAGCGGGAGGAAACAACATGACGAAAAAGGAACAGCACCCCGGCGGGGTCAAGTTGACGGCGAAGACGGCCCGTACCCTCGCAATGCAGGAGTTCGGGACCGCCCGCGGCCTGACGAAAAGTACGTCATTCGTCGGCGTGTACTTTATGGAGTTTGGAAACCTGCGTATCGAGATTTGCGCGGACACGGCTTGCATTGTTGTTCGCGTGGTTCTGTCCCACGGTACGGGTTCCAGCGTGAAATACTTTGACCCGGACACCCTGCAAGAGAACTTCAAGGCTATCGACAAACACCGCGAAGACGAAGACCGCGCCATTATCAGTGATTGGGTCAACCTGAACGGCCCGGAATACTGCCGGAAGCAAATTGAAGAAATCTGGACGCACGGCGCGTAAAGGAGCGGGACAGATGGAAGAAGAAACACGCTACACAAAGCAGGATTTAGAAACCATGCGTGCTTGGACGCTCCAACGGAAAATTCAAGTCACACAAACCCGCCTGATCGAATGGTTGGGCCGTTATGACTGGAACGTTTACGTTTCGTTCAGCGGCGGCAAAGACAGTACCGTTTTAGCAGACCTTGCCGCCCGCGTGTATCAAGTGTTCAGTTGCCCGAAAAGACAAGACCCTCTGCGCCTTGTTTTCGTAAATACGGGGCTTGAATACCCGGAAATCCAAAAATTCGTTCGGGATTTTGCGGAATGGCTGAAAGCGAAATATAAAATTCCCGTTGAACTTGAAATACTGCACCCGTCAATGACGTTTCCGCAGGTTCTTTCAAAATATGGCTACCCTGTCATTTCCAAAGAAACGGCAAAAGTCATATATTACGCCCGCCGTGGTTCACGATGGGCGATAAATCGGCTGGACGGTCTGGACAAGCACGGGAATGAAAGTAAGTTCAAGGAACGCTTCAAGAAATACAAGTTCCTGATTGACGCACCTTTTGAAACATCACAACTTTGCTGTGACGTTATGAAGAAAGGCCCCGCACATAGGTACGAAGCAGAAACCGGGCGAAAGCCTATCGTTGCAACGATGACGGAGGAATCGGAACAGCGTCAGTCGTCATGGCTGAAATATGGGTGCAATTCTTTCGATTCCAAACGTCCCATGTCAAAGCCTATGTCATTTTGGACCGAACAGGACGTTTTGCAATATCTGAAAATGACTGGAATTCCCTATGCTCCTGTTTACGGCGAAATCATTGAAGCTGACCCACAATTACAGCTTTTTGAAGAAGCAGGAGAAAGAAAACTGGTCACGACAGGTTGCGAAAGAACCGGGTGTATGTACTGTATGTTCGGAATCATGAGCGACAAAGAACCGAACCGCTTTCAACGCATGAAGCAGACCCACCCGCAACAATACAGATATTGCATCGGCGGAGGTCATTTTGAAAACGGTATTTTGAAGCCGGACAAGACGGGGTTAGGTATCGGAACGATACTTGATTACATCGGAAAACCATACTGAAAGGTGGTGACAGCATGAAACGTCAATTCTGCTTGCCCTGCTTCCTCGAAATCAAGAAAGCCGGGAAACACGATATTGAGCGTGTCCGCGGCGGCGTGAATATGAAAATCACCTGTTGGCGGTGCAAGCGCCGTCGTTTCGGGGCCGAATACGAGATTTCCCGGAAAGGCGGTGTGCCCCGTGACAACGACTGATTTGAAGCGGGCATTCATGGACGAACGCCCGGTACGGTACAACGGCATCACCTACCAGCGAGTAACAGCGGTGATTTACCGCAAGACCCCGGACAAAACCGGGTTGCTGGTACAAGGTGAACTGCTGGACAAGAACGGACGTGCCGTTATGATCGCGGCGGCGGAGCGAATCGAAGTGGAGGAACCGAAATGACACAAGAGATTATCACAATCACCGTTGAAGCCGGGCAAATGACCGCCCGGCGGAAGTCCCGGAAAATCGCCCAGCGCCGCCCGGTCCCCGTGTGGACTATCGTGAAGTATGCGGCCCTGACGATTGCCGGAATTATGCTGTTCCGTGAGGGTGCGGCCCGTGCGCTGGCCTACCGTGGCTATTTCGCCGTCGGCGGAGAGGTTTTCGCCCTCTTCCTCCCGATTTTCTATTACTGCCTTTCCCGGACGGTCCGGGACCTTATCACGGACATAAAGAACGGCTTCAAGCCGGAATATGAGGAGGACTAAACCATGAAGAAAATTTCGCAGATCGAAACGGGCGGGCGCTTCCTGTACGGCGGCGTTGAGTGGGTCAAGCTGTACGCAGGCGACGGGACCGTTGCGATTTCCGCCGAACCCGTCTTTGAACGCGCTTTCGACGAAGACAACAAGAACGATTGGCGTTCTTCTTCCCTGCGCCGCGAACTGAACGGCGCGTTCCTCGACGCGCTGGTTGCAGAGGGCGCGGACCGGGCGGCGTTTCTCGATTGGGAAAGCGACCTGACCGCCGATGACGGCATGACCGACTACGGAACCGCAACCGACAAAATCGCTTTGCTGTCGGACAAGCTGTATCGAATGTTCCGCGGCATTATCCCACGCGTGGACGCGTGGTGCTGGAACCTGACCCCGTGGACCTGTGACGCGTCCTACTCTTACGGCGTCCGCGGCGTCGATTCCTCTGGCGCGATGGACTGGAGCGGCGCTTACGACGGCGACAACGGCGTTCGCCCGCTTTGCTATCTGAAATCCGAAATCTTGGTATCTGTCCCCGGAGAGGACGACGAAGAGAAAAACGTTGAAGTCGCCGAAGAGGACCGCGCACAGCTTGTTCTTATCGCAAGCGACAGAATTTTGAATGCCCTGAATGAATACCCCGTGGAGGTTTGGGGCGAAGCGCTGGGCGCGGCTGTGGCTTCTCTGTTCACGTCGAAGCAGGACGCGGAGCAGATCGCGCAGGAAGACAAAGACAAAGCGGCGGAGGTCTGAACCCCCGCCGTCGTGAAAACTGGATAAAGAAAAACCGCCCCGCGTTTGCTTGGGAGAGCAGACGCGAAGCGGGTTCCGCCGATGAAAATATATCAGCTATCAACCTACTGTTAGTATATCAAAAACGGCGGAAAAAGTCAACAAATAACGCCGTTTTTGCGCGGCGTGGCGGGCTTGTAATGGGTATTAACGTTCCTGCGATTAGCCTTGTCACGCATGACAACAGGACCGGGAAGAAAGACACGTCCTATCTGGTGTTCTTCCCACCTGCATAGACAACTACACACGCCGGAAGTAAAGCCCCGCCCGCTTCCTCTACCCGCAAAAGGAGTGAAGCAAGTGCGAAGTTTTATGAGAGAAAAGAAAATCTACTGCGGAAAGCATTATCGGGAGGTAGATATATACCCCTACACCGTCGCGCAACTGACAGCATCTACGCGCGGGAAGAGGTCAAAGAAAATCAAGGAAACAGAGCCGAAGCAAAAGAACCTGAATGACAAGAACGCCCGCCGCTACTTCACGCAGACGGCGAACCTGAATTTTGGTTCTGACCCGGAAGCCCTGCACGTTACAGCTACATACAGCGGAAAATATCTGCCTGACACGGTGGAACAGGCCGAACAGGAAGCAACAAACTTCCTACGCCGGGTCCAGTACCGCCGGAAGAAAGAGGGCTTGCCGCCGCTAAAGTACATGATCGTTACTGCCTACACCACAAAGCGAAACAGCGAAACCCCGGTTCGCATACATCACCACATCATTATGAACGGCGGACTTGACCGTGACGTTGTGGAAGACCTGTGGAGAAAACGCAGACGCAAGGGACAGAAAAAAGGCGACAAAATCGGCTTTTGTAATGCCGACCGCCTGCAAGCCGACGAAAACGGCATAGCCGCCCTTTGCACCTACCTTGTGAAGCAGGGGTGCGGGAAAAAGCGGTGGAATTCCTCGCATAACCTCGAAAGGCCGTACAGCCGAACGAACGACGGCAAGTACAATCGCCGTCAGATCGAGAAGTGGGCGAAAGAACACCCGCCCCGTGAGTTTTGGGAAAAGAAATATCCCGGCTGGACCCTGACAGACGATGACTACGGCGTTCAGTACGAATACAACGACTTCACGGGCTGGGCGGTCTACCTGAAATTGCGAAAGAAAGAGTAAAGAAAGGGGCTGTTCAATATGGCAAGGCCGTTCAAAATCTGCCCGGACTGCGGCGCACACCTCGACGCTTCCGAACCCTGCGACTGCAAGGACGCAATCGAGCGGGAGCCGCCGAAGCCGTGGGAGCGGTTGAAACTGCTTGCCGTCTGCCGGGAGGTAGACAAGGAAAGCGGGCGCGTCAGCGTTTACCCGCTTGACCTCGAAATCACAAGTGAAATCCTTGCAAGCCTGAAAATGCGGGCGCAGTTCAACCCGGAATTGCGCTACTTCACGACCACGACGGCGCGTTGGGACCGCTACGGCGAAGTCATGGCGGGTATCCTGAAACGCCGCACGGTGAGCCGGGCCGATTTGGACAATATCGGGGGTATCTGCGAGATATGAGAAGAAATGAGCCGACCCCGGAAGAACAGGAAGTCGAAGAAATGAAGCAGGCCGCGCGGGTCATCAAGAAAATTTGCGACCGCAGGACGGCGGACGACGCTTGTTCGTTCTGCCCGTTCTGCGATATGTGCCGCACGGAACCTTACACATGGGAGGTATGACAATGACGGAGCGGGAACGCCTGTTAGAGAAGATACGCAAGGTTCAAGCCCTTGCAAACCGCGGCGCAGACGGTGAAAAGCAGTCAGCCGCCGCCCTGCTTGACAAGTTGATGAAGCAATACGGCATCGACGAAGCCGAAATAGCGGAAGAGCGTTTGGAAAAGTGCTTCTTCCGTTACAAGACCCCGTATGAAAGAAAACTGCTGGTTCAGGTGATTTATACCGTGACCGGGAAAATTCCCTTTAAGTGCGTCGGGTCCTATTCAGGCCGCGCACGAAAGCAAGTCGGAATTGACTGCACCGCGGCGGAACGGCTGGAAATCGAATTCAGCTATGAGTTTTATAAAGCCGCGCTGGAAGAGGAAATGGAACGGTTCTATTCGGCGTTCCTGATGAAGAACGACATCTTCCCGCCTGCTTCCAAAAAGGCCGAAGAAATCCCGGCGGCGGAAATCAGCCGAAGCGAAGCACTTAAACTTCAAGCGCTTATGGCGGGCATGGGCGACCACACGCGCCGCCCTGTGTTGGGAAGCGGGGTGGAACCGTGATAGACAACCAACGCGCCGCCCTGCGGTATCAAAACAAGGTCAACAACGCACAGGGCCACTTTTTCGAGAGTGCCATAAAAGCCGCCTGCGCCCTCTATTCTGACCGGGAGCGGGCCGACGTAGACAAAACCCCTGAACCGTTCCGCGTTCTGGAAAAGAGCCGCGACGGAAAGTTCAAGGGCCGCTTTACCGCCCGCGCACAGCCGGACTTTCAAGGAACGCTTGACGGCGGGCGCTCCATAGTCTTTGAAGCGAAGTACACAACGACAGATCGTTTGAAGTGGGACGTTCTGACACAGGAACAGCGGGACACGCTGGAACGCCACGCCCGGCGGGGTGCGCTTGCCGCAGTCTGCGGCGGGATTGGAAACGAATTCTTCTTTGTTCCGTGGACGGTGTGGCGGGACATGAAAGAGCATTTCGGTAGAAAGTACGTTACCGCGGCGGACCTTGAACAATGGCGGGTCCGCTTTAATGGGGCGGTGCTATTCCTCGATTACGTCCACCACGATTACGTCCACCACGAAAGGAGCGGGACACCATGAAAAAACAGCACACACAGAAAATGACGGTCCGCGTCACGGCACAGACGGCCTACAACCTCGAACGTCTTATGCTTATGAGCGGGCAGAAAACGCCGGGCCGCGTCGTCGATAAGCTGGTTCGTGAAAAAATGCTTGCCCTGCGGGGCCGAAACATCGAAACGGAGGAAACGAAATGAAGTATGACTGCATGAAGCCTGAATGGGCCGACAATGAGCCTTGCCCGCTCGACACGGGCGAACTGGAAAACTGCGCCGAATGTGTGTGGGCGCATGAACGGGAAACGGAGGGCTGACAATGCGTGCCGGAATTCTGCTGATCGTTCTTTATTGGGCGCTGTTCACCATTCGAGCGGGTTTGCAACCGAAAGTCGCGGCGGAGGTCAAAGCGGCGACCTATGACATGAAGCGGACATCGGGCCTTGAAAAGCTGGAACACACCCGCCGCCTGCAATGTTGGACCGTGGCAAAGTGGGCCTTGCGTGTCTGCGGCTGGGCTGAAAACGTCCTGTTGGGCGCGGTTATCCTGTGGGTTGCTTTCCTGCTGGGCGCAGTCCTGACAGGAACCGTCATTGTATTTGGCTACCCGGTGTAAAGGAGCGTTATCTATGAAGCTGACGAAGTGTGAGCAATGCGGCGGACCGACGGCGGAGGGCCTGCCCCTCTGCCCTGACTGCATGAGAGCAACGGGCGCGGCGGCGGACCAAATCGCCGCGGCGGAGGAACTGCGGGACATTGCACGGGTCCTGTCCATCACAGCGGACACAGACGCGAACATTCGTGAAGCAATCGTCGGAATTTTGAATATCGCCGAAAGGCTGGAAAGAGGGAAATAAAATGGAACTTCTGCAATTCGTGTTTTCGAGTTTTTGGGTTTGGCTGGGCTGTGTGGTCCTGATTGTCGCGGCGGGTGAAACTGTGGCGACCGCGGCGGCGGGTTTCCGTCAGAAGCGTAAAGTTTCCGTGTACCACGTCGGCGACGTGACGCGGGTTGAAGTGGAGAACGCGGGCCGCGCCGACATTCCGGCGGCGGTAAAGGCGTTGAACGAGCAGGCGGCGGAGGTAGACGAATGAAGCTGAAAAAGGTTCTTTCCATCTGCAAGGCGAACGGGCTTTATTACCTGTATGACCGCATCGACAGATCGGGAGAAATCACGCAATGGCTGGGCGACGGCTACGCCCTCTATCCTCTGGACGGACTGCCTATTCTGGACGAAGAAAGTTTCTGCGCCGTGTTCGACATTACCGGGAAGCAACGCGAAAAAATCCTTTTCCGGCATGAGCGCTTGCCGGAACACCTGAACGTCGAGGACGTGGCGGCGGGCGACAAACTGGTTCGGGAGTACGAAACGACCTTTATCAATGGCGGGTTGCGCTTGAAACCGCTGAAAACGAACAACGGCGTTACATTCATTCGGAGCCTGTACCTTTCGCCGCTGGAAGACGTTATCGACATGGTGCAATTCTACGAGCGGACCACGCCGCAGGGCGGTTCGTACATCGTCGCAAAGGCGGGGTTCCTGACGGCGGCGGTCATCATGCCTTATGCCATTAGCAAGAAATTCGCCGACGAACTGGAAGAACTGTCCTATCAATGCCGCCACTTCCTGAACACCCGAAGCGCATTCACTACCCCGGCGGCAGAGGACGAAGAAGAGCCGGACGAAAACCAGACGACCACGTTTGACGCGGAAGCGGCGGAGGACACGGAATGAAAGCCTTTACCGTGTATCAGCCCTACGCACACGCAATCGTAGCAGGGGTCAAGCATTATGAAACCCGTCCGCGGCGGACGCATATTCGGGGCCGCGTCGCTGTCCACGCTGGGCGGCTGGACGAAGTGCAAGCGACAAAGCACCTGACGAACGGTGAGTTTTGGGCCGTGCTGGAAGCCGCAGGCGGCGGCGGAAACCTGCCGCGGGGCGCAGTCATCGGAACCGTTGAAATCGTCGATTGCGTGCCTGTGGAAGAACTTGTGGACAGTTTGGATAACCGGGAACGCCTGTTAGGTGATTATTCGCCGGGGCGGTTCGCATGGGTGCTTCAAAACCCGGTCATGTTCAAAACGCCCATTCCCGCCTGTGGGAAACAAGGGTGGTGGAATTGGGAGGAACCGACATGAAGTGCCGTGAATGCGAATTTGCATCGGTCCACACATACCCACGCAACGGAAACAGCAACAGCGCCCACGTCGGGCATTTCGGGCAGGAAGCGTCTTACTGCAATCACCCGAAATGCCCGCCGCCGGGTCCGCTACTGTTCTACGGGAAGACGGCCCCGCGCTACTGCCCGTTGAGAAAGAAAGGTGAAAATACATGAACTATCGACCGAAAGTTGTTCGTTGCCGCCTGAAAACGGGCGGAAAGAGCATTCCACAAATCCGGGAGGAATGCAGAGGGCAAGGCTTGACCTACCGGGACTTTGAGAATATCCAGAGATCGAACGAAGAGTTCGACGGGCTGGTTGTCCTGCTTTCCCTGTGGGCCTACGACAACCACGCAAGCTATCACCTGCATAATTGGGACCCGGTAGACGACGAAAGAATGATGATGGCGATTTACTACGCCGAACAGGTACACCCGTTCCCGCGCTACAAAAACGACCTTGCGAAATTCAAGGCGGATTGGGCGGCGCAGGCATACGACCCCGGCGGCGCGTCCCTGACGTTCGCCCCGGCGGACGTGGAGGAACTGGAAGTTCTCTGCGAGGAAGCGACGGAGCCGGAACCGCCCGCCCCTCCCGCTCCAAAGCGGAAAAAGCATAAGCGGCGGCGGAAGTAAGACCGAGAGCCACTGACAAACGAAACGGAGGTAAAAGAAAATGAAACTTGCGGCATTCAACGCCGTTTGCCCCTTTGAGATCGGCGACAAAATCGGCATGAGGAAGAACGCCTGCGCGGTGGGCGGCAGAACGCTTGACGTTATCGTTGAACGGACTATCACCGACATTGTGTGTATGCACTCCGTCAAAGCCGGAACGGTGAAGTTCCTGTACGAACTGGACAACGACGGGCGTTTGGTAGAAATCGTTCGTTGACCCGCTTTCGAGCGGGAGAACCACAAAAGGAGGTTTAGACGGTGAAAACCATATCAATTATCAACCTAAAAGGCGGCGTTGCAAAGACGCTGACCGCTGACAGCATGGCCCACGTCCTCGCAACGCTCCACAACAAGCGTGTTTTGCTTGTGGACAACGACAAGCAGGGCAACACGTCAAAGGCATTCGGGGTCCATTCCTACGACGACAAGAGCATTTCGGACGTGCTGACTGCCCGGCGGCTGGACCCGCGGGAGGTCATCAAGAAGACCCGGTTCGAGAATATCGACGTAATGCCTGCGAACATGACCTTGATTCGGGCGAACATGGAAGTCCTGATGGACAGCACCCGCCCCCAACAAACGCGCCTGCGGTCCGCCCTGAACGCGATTGCGGAAGAAAACTTTTATGATTTCTGCATCATCGACAACGCCCCGGACATCAACATTTCAACGATAAATGCCCTTGTCGCGTCCGACGACGTGATTATTCCCATAAAGATTGACAAGTACGCCTTTGACGGGCTGGAAGAACTGAAAGAACAGATCGAGGACACACGGGACGACCTGAACCCGCGCTTGCGCCTTGCCGGGTGCTTGATTACCTGCTTTATCCGCGCTGACGCAGAGAAGCAGGGCGAAGCGTGGTTGCGGTCCCGCCCGGAATACCCAGTCTTTGACACCCGCATTCGCTATTCGGATAAAGTCACCGAAAGCACCTTTTCGGAAATCCCTATCGTGGAGTACAGCCGACGGAGCGGAACCGCAATGGACTATATCGCATTCGTTCAGGAATACTTGCGGAGGGGTAAACAATGACGGAGAAAACGGCGGTCCCGGAATACTGCCGGGGCGGGAAGAAAATCCGCGCGTATCAATGCGGGATTTGCGACCGACTGGACGTTGACGACGTTTCCGACAAGCGGTTCTGCCGCGCCGGGTATTGGCCCGGTTGCGGCGACCCTGACGGTTGCCGGGAAGCATTCAAACCGATAACAGGCCGCGGGCGCATCGGCGTTCACCGCTAAAATGTCCGATTCGGACGGAAAGGGGCTATCTATGGGAAGATTTAATTTGAACCAGATTTTGAGTGACACGTCAAAGGCGGCGGCGGGCGGCGGGAGTGCAAAGCCCCGCCCCTCTGAAAGCCGCTATGAGAAATTGAGCGTCTTTGACCTTGTGCCGTCGGAAGACAATTTCTATTCCATGCGGGAAATCGGGGAACTGAAAGCGGCAATCGAAATTGCAGGGAAAGTTCTTCAAAACCTTGTCGTCGTTCCGCTGGGCGACGGCAAGTACAAGGTCATTGCCGGGCATCGCCGCCGCCTTGCTTCTATCGAACTTGTGAACGATGGGAAGCCGGAATACGAATTCGTACCCTGCGTCATCGAACCGACAGAGGAAGCGGCGGACGAACAGGAAATACGCGACGGGCTGGACCTGATCGTTACCAACTCGCAGAGAGAAAAGACCGCATGGGACAAAATCGAAGAGGTCCGCTATCTGCGGGAGGTTTTGGAGAAAGCGAAGACAAAGCCCCGGTTCGTCGAACTGTTGCGCCGCATCGTCGAAAAGACGTTTGAAGACGGAGAGTTACAGACGGACGGGACCCGCGATTTTATCGCAAAGGTGCTTCATACCAGCACAACGCAGATCGGACGATATGACACCATCATTCGCCATTTGTCCCCGGAATTCACGGAGGAACTGAAAGCGGACCGCATCAACCTTTCGACCGCCTACGAATTGGCGGGCCTGCCTGTGGAGAACCAGAACGCCGCCTTTAAGGAATATCACCTGACCGGGGCAATTTCCATCAAGGCCGCGCGGGAATGGAAACGTCCTGCCCCGCCTGCACCGCCCGCAGAGAACACCGCCACACCTACGCAGGCAGAACGCCCGCAGAAAGAGCGGGAACCCGTAGTCGAGCGGGACAAAGTGCCGGACACGCAGGCCACGCCGCCGTATAGCGCCGCTGTGGAGCGGGACACCGCAGACGGGACGCAGGACACGAAGACGACCGAAAGCACCCAGCAGAGCGCACCACGCCGCCCGCAGGCTACCAGAAGTAGCGAATGCGGGATTTGCCCGTATTGCGGGGCGAAGTTTGACGCGGCAAAAGTTATCGAATACAGCATTCGCGGCGCGGCGGAGGGAAAGCCGCACACCTGCCAACATTGCGGACAGCGGGTGAAAATCTTTTGTTCGGTTTCTTATTTCTGTTCCCCGGCGGAAGAGTGAGGGGCACAGATGGACGAATACAAGACCGATTATCTGGAAGCCGCGGCGGAGGAAGCAGAGCGTTTCCGTGAAGCCGCGATGATACTTGCGGAGCGGGCGGGCATATCAGCGGAAGAAGCCATATACCGCATTCAAGAAGCTGTGCAGGTCATACGGGACGAAATCACGTCCATTGCGGACGCGCTGACAAGCGCAGTTGAAAAATTCATCACGCAAGTTGAAGAAGCCGTAGCGCAGGCAGAGCCGAAGCACCGCCGCAGAAAACGGCAGAGAGAGCGGGCCGCGCTGATTGAACGGCGGTACATGGTACAAATCAGGCATTACGAGCGGGCGCACCCTTTCCGCAGGGTATATAAGCCGCCTTGATAGAGCAGGAACAGGAGGAAACGGAGCAATGAAGCAAGAAAGAGTTATTGCTATTCTGGATTTTTACCGGGATATAGATAAAACAGTCACCATGAATGAGCGGGTTATTCGGAACCTTGAAGATCAATACTATTCCACGTTGGGCGCGGTGAATTCCGACGGTATGCCACACGGGAAAGGCGGGGTTTCAAACCCTGTCGAACGCGTCGTGCTGAATATCCCGCAATCCGTTTCCGACACTATCGCAAATATGCGCCGGGAAAACGAAAAGCTGACCGCAATAAAGGGTGAAATTCTTTCGGAGTTGAACGCCCTGAACTACCGCGAAAAAGCGGTGATTTACGGCTTCTACATAGACGGGCTTCAATGGGAACGTCTTTCGCAACGCGTAAATTACAGCCCGCGGCAATGCCGGAATATCCGAAACATTGCGTTGGAAAGATTGGCAAAGCGCTTTGAGCAGAACAAGCGGATTTCCCACTACGTTTTCCCGGAAAAATAAGATTGCCACCTATTGCCCGTTTTTCCTGCTATAATTGACATTGTGAAAAGTGAATACAACGATACGGGCGGCGCATTCCTCCACGCCGCCGGGAGCCTGAAAACGGACCATGTTTTGAACATGGCCCGTTTTTTACGCACTTCCGCGGCAACGCCCGGAACGAAAAATGAAAAACAAACGAAAGGGGGCGCGGCGGGACGCATGGCGAGAGAGCGAAACCCGGAACGTGACAAAGCCCGGCGGATATGGCTTGATTCCGGCGGCACGCTGACGGCCCGACAGGTTGCGGAGCAAGTCGGCGTAAAGCCTGAACAGGTCCGCAAATGGAAAAGCCTTGATAGCTGGGCGGCGGAACTTGAAGCGCAGAAACCACCGCGGAAGCGCGGCGGACAACCCGGCAATAAGAACGCCGCAGGTGCAGGCGCTCCACACGGGAACCGAAACGCGGAAACCCACGGCGCATATTCAACGGTTCGCCTTGCGGACCTCCCGGACGAACAGCGCGAATACATCGAAAGTATCACGCTTGACACGGGAACAAATATGCTTTCTGAATTGCAACTTCTGATTGCAAAGGAAGCCGACCTGCAAAGCAAGATTGCAAAGATAGAGAACGGCGACCCGGACGCGCTGTATATTGACCGCGTTGTTGAAATGCGTGCGCCAAAGAGTACGGAGCGTTTGGAGCAACAGCAAGAGAAATTGGAAACCCTGCGCCGTAAGCGTGATGACCTGACGTGGGAGATTGACAGCGGCCCGGATGGTAAGCCGCCGTCAAAGGCAAAGCAAAAGCAACTGGACGCATTACAACGCGAAATAGCCGCGCTGGAAGATACCACGGCAGACCGTCAAATGGAGTTGGAGAAATCCAGTTACAAAGTCAATATGCAAACAGTCATCAAGGCAAGCGCGTTTGATCGCGCTATGAAACTGGAAGCCGAACTGAACAAGATACACGGGCGTATCATCAAGCTACTTGATTCTATCAAGGGTTATGAGATGGAAAGCCGCCGCCTGCGCCTTGAAGAGCGCAAATATAATCTTGCGAAGCAAAAACTATCAGGAGCGTTCGACGTTGACCCTGAAACGGGCGAAATCATCGACGAAGTGGACGACCCGTGCGGCGACCCGGAAATTTGAAATAGGTTCTTTCGGCGGAGCCTACGGCCTGCGGGTCCGCGACGCCCGGCGTTTTTTTAGCCACGAAATTTTTTTGAACGCTTCCGGGCCGTGCCGATTTTTTCAGTATGGGGGTGTTTTTTCGAGAAATAAGGGCTTGGGAGGGGTGAAAAACCGTGAAACTTTACGACGTGCGGGCGATTGCCCGGTTTCTGGACGTGTCAGAACGGCGTGTCCGGCAGTTGCGCGACGAAAAAGTGATAGCGGAGGTTCGCCCCGGCCTGTATGACCTAATCGACACGAACCACCGTTATATTAACTACCTCCGAAAGCGAAACCCGGAGGGCGACGAAACCATAGATTACAACACGGAGCGGGCGAAGCTGGTTCGGGCGAAGCGCAAAAACGAAGAGTACGAATTGCAGTTGAAAGAAAATCAGCTTCACGCGGCGGAGGACATCGAAGCCGTTATGACTGATATGCTGGTAAACTTCAAATCCCGGCTTATGGCGATTCCCTCGAAGCTGGCCCCGGTCCTTTGTAAAAAGACGGACAAGGCGGAAATTTTCGCCCTGCTGAAAGACCACATCGACGAAGCGTTGATGGAACTTTCGGACTTCAAAACGACATTCGGGGAAAGGGTGAAAGAAGATGAAAAAAGCGACGGTTGACCTGTTCACCCGCATTTTCTCCGTTCTGGCCCCACCCCCCAACATGACAGTTTCACAATGGGCGGACAAATACCGCCGCTTGTCCTCCGAATCATCGGCAGAGCCGGGGCGATGGCGAACGTCAAAGGCCCCGTATCAACGCGAAATCATGGACGCAGTATGCGACATGAGGGTTCAGAAAGTCGTTATCATGTCCGCGGCGCAGATCGGTAAAACGGACGCGCTTATATTAAATCCTATCGGCTACTATATGCACTACGACCCGTCACCGATTATGGTTATGCAACCAACTATTCAGATGGCGGAAACATTCAGCAAAGACCGTCTTTCACCTATGTTGCGCGATACCCCGGTTCTGCGCGACAAGGTGAACGACAAAAGCCGGAACAGCGGCAACACCATTTTGCAAAAAATCTTTCCGGGCGGTCATGTAACGATGGTAGGCGCAAATTCGCCGTCGTCCCTTGCGTCACGCCCTATCCGCATTCTGCTTGCGGACGAAATCGACCGATACCCGGCGACGGCGGGCAACGAGGGCGACCCCCTGTTACTTGCCGGAAAGCGCCTTGCGACGTTTTGGAATAAAAAAGAAGTCTGCGTTTCGACCCCTACCAACAAGGAAACGTCCCGCATCGCTGTTGAATTTGAACACAGCACACAGGAAGAATGGAACGTACCTTGTCCGGCGTGCGGAGCATTCACGCCCCTGCTGTGGGCGAATATCGTATTTGACCGGGACAAGCTGGACGAAATCGGCTGTACCTGCCCGGCCTGCGGCGTGGTTTCCAGCGAAACGGAGTGGAAAGAACAGTACATCAACGGAAAATTCGTTGCGGCCCACCCGGAACGAAAGGTCCGGGGCTTCCACCTAAACGCCCTTGCTTCGCTGTTCGTGGATTGGCGGGAAATCGTTGAAAAGTTCCTGACTGCGAACGAAGAGAAGAAAAAAGGCAACATCGAACTTCTGAAAGTCTGGACAAATACCGAAATGGGCGAAACGTGGGAAGAGGACGGCGAACAAATCGAAACAGACGACCTCTACAAGCGCCGTGAAAAGTATAATTGCGAAGTGCCGGAAGAAGTTCTTGTGCTGACGGCGGGCGTTGACGTTCAGGACGACCGCTTTGAAGCAGAAGTCGTCGGCTGGGGCGTGGACAAGGAAAGTTGGGGCATCAAGTATCAAGTCATTTACGGAGATTTGAAGCTAAAGCCAGTATGGGACGAACTGGACCGCTTTCTTTCGCAGACGTTCACCACGGCAGACGGAAGACACCTGAAAATCATTTGTGCCTGCGTCGATTCCGGCGGACACTTCACGACACAGGTTTACCGCTTCTGCAAGGAGCGGACAGCCCGCCGCGTGTTTGCAATCAAGGGCAAAGGCGGCGCGGAAGTCCCGTACTTCAACCGCCCGTCTACGGCAAACAACATCAAAACCCCGCTTTTCACCGTGGGCGTTGATACAGGCAAGGCGCTTTTATATCAGCGTTTGGCGGTGCAGGAAGAGGGGCCGAATTACTGCCACTTCCCGCGGGAGAAAGACCGGGGATATACGCAGGAATACTTCAAGGGCCTAACCGCCGAAAAAATGGTTATCAGCTACAAGCGGGGAAAAGCACAATACGTCTGGACACTGAAAGACGGCGGCTACAAGCGAAACGAGCCGTTGGACATTCGGAACTATGCGACCGTCGCGCTGGAAATCGCAAACCCGATTTTGAAGCCGCCGGAGCATGACACCACCGCACCCGCCCCGCGGCGGCGCGGCAGGCGTTCACGGACGAACGGAGGAATTCTATAAATGGCTACATCACAGAAAGCGCGGCTTGAAATCGCGCGAAAACACCTTGAAGCGTGGCTTGCCGCCGAATTGGAGGTAACAACGCATCAAAGCTATACCATCGGTTCGCGGAGCCTGACGAAAGCCGACCTTTCCGAAATCGGCGAACGCATCAAGTATTGGACGAATGAGGTTTCCCGGCTGGAAAACATCGAAGCCCGCGGCGGAAGAAACCGCGTGTTCCGGGTAGTGCCGCGGGACCTGTGAGAAAGGACGGTGAAGCGGTTTGAACGCATTAGACCGGGTGATTGCCGCCGTGTCCCCGCAAACGGCGGTAAAACGCGCCGCCGCCCGCCGGAAGCTGGATATTCTGGATAGCGGGTATGGAAACTACGGCGCATCACACACGAAGAAATCGCTTGCGGGCTGGCTGTATGGCGGCGGGTCCGCAAAGGAAGATATTCAGGACAATTTATCGACCCTGCGGCAACGTTGCCGCGACCTCTACATGGGCGTTCCGTTGGCGACGGGTGCGCTGAAAACCTGCCGAACAAACGTCATCGGGTCCGGCCTGCGGCTGAAAAGTCAAATCGACTATGAAGCGTTGGGAATGGACGAAGAAGCCGCCCGCGACCTTGAACGCAAAATCGAGCGGGAATTTTCACTGTGGGCCGATTCGACCGCCTGCGACCTTGAACGGCTTGACAACTTCTACGAACTGCAACAACTCGCGTTTCTGAACTGGCTTATGAGCGGTGACGTTATCGCAACATTGCCCGTGACAAAGCGGGCGAATATGCCTTACGACCTGCGAATCTGTCTGATCGAAGCGGACAGGTTGAGCAATCCGAACGGGATTGTTGACCCGCATATCATCGGCGGCGTTGAAACCAACGACGCGGGCGAAGTCGTAGCCTACCATATCAGCAAGCACCACCCGCTTTCGTATGACATGACGGAAACCGGGTGGACACGCGTTGAAGCGTGGGGAGCAAAGACCGGGCGGCGGAACGTGCTTCACATTATGAACCGGGAGCGCATCGGACAGCGCCGCGGCGTGCCGTTTCTTGCCCCGGTCATTGAAGCGCTGAAACAGCTTGGGCGATATACAGACGCGGAACTTGTCGCCGCCGTGGTTTCTGGTATGTTCACGGTGTTTATCGAAAAAGAATCCGCGTCCAGCGACGGCGGGTTCGGTGAAATCATTCCCGAAGACGCACAGGTGGACGCAGGCGACGACAGCACGATTGAACTTGCCCCCGGCGCAATCGTGGATTTGAACGAGGGTGAAAAGGCACATGACATGAATCCCGGCAGACCGAACACGGCTTTTGACGGGTTCGTTGTGGCTATCTGCCGTCAGATCGGCGCGGCCCTTGAAATCCCCTATGAACTGTTGGTAAAGAACTTCAACGCGTCTTACAGCGCGTCCCGCGGGGCGCTTCTGGAAGCATGGAAAATGTTCCGTATGTATCGGACGTGGCTTGCAAATGATTTTTGCCAACCAGTCTATGAAGAATGGTTCGCCGAAGCCGTGGCAAAGGGCCGCATTCCAGCACCCGGTTTTTTCTCTGACCCTCTGATACGCAAGGCGTACACGGGCGCAGAGTGGAACGGCCCGGCGCAGGGCCTTTTGAACCCGGTACAGGAAGTCACCGCGGCGGAAAAACGCGTGCAGAACGGTTTTTCCACACGCGACCGCGAAGCTATGGAAATGAACGGTTCGGACTTCTACCGAAACGCCGCGCAGTTGAAGCGCGAAGAAAAAATGTTAAGGGAGGTAAAAGAAAATGGAGAAAACGGCAACGCCGCAGGCAAAACCGAAGAATAAACACTTTTGGAATTTCCAGCCCGCAAGCGGGGACAATCCCCCGGAACTCATTCTTTACGGCGACATTGCTTCCGAAACGTGGTGGGGCGATGAAGTGACCCCGCGGCAGTTCACGGAGGAACTGGACGCGCTGGGCGCTGTGCCTGAAATCGTGGTACGCATCAACAGCGGCGGCGGCGACGTGTTCGCCGCAAATGCCATTTACACCCGCCTGAAAGACAACGCGGCGAAAATCACCGTGAAAATTGACGGCTGGGCCGCGTCTGCGGCGACGATTATTGCAATGGCGGGCGACAGCATCGAAATTCCCGGAAACGGCGTTTTCATGGTGCATGACCCGGCGTTGGGGCTGTTGGGCTACTTCAACGAAGTGGAACTTGCGAAAATGACCGATGAATTAAAGGTCATCAAACAGTCTATCGTGAACGCCTATACCCTGAAAACGGGAAAGGACGCGGCGGACGTTGCCGCAATCATGGCGGCTGAAACGTGGTACGACGGCAAACAGGCCGTTGACGCGGGTTTCTGCGACAAACTCATGTTTGAGGACGCGGAAACGACCGTGGAAAATGCGGCGAAAGTCGTTGTGAACAGCGTTTCCCTCGACCTGACGCGCTTTCCGAATATGCCTGTATCGTTGTTAAACCGCATGACGGCCCGCACGCCCGGCGGTTTTTCAAATAAAACCAACCATAAAAATACCGAAAAGGAGCGAAACACAATGGACGGAATCGAAAAAATCACTACGGTTGACGGCCTGAAAGCGGCTTTTCCCGACCTGACGCGTCAGATCGAGGACGCGGCGACCACCGCGGAACGCAAGCGCATTCAGGACATTGAAGACGTGGCGCTTGCGGGCTATGAGAGCATCGTAAACGACGCGAAGTTCAACAACCCCATTGCGGCGGGCGACGTGGCAAAGGCTATCGTTGCCGAGCAGAAGAAGCAGGGCGGAACTTACATCAAGAACCGCGACGACGACGCGCAGAAGAGCGGTGCGGGCGACGTTGGAGCGGGCGCACGTGAGGGCGCGGGCGATGACGGCGGCGACAATGACGTTGACAAGGCCATTGACAAGCTGTTCCCCGCGACGAAGTAAAGGAGGAAACACCATGTACGAAATCCAGAAAGACCAGAGCGCACCCGTGAAGTTTTTCGCCGGAGAATACCCCGTTGTTACGGCGGTCAAGGCCGTTGCCGCTGGGAAGAGCGTCAAGCAGTATGAACCCGTCAAGCTGACGGACAACGGCATTGAACCCGTTGTAAAAGTTGCCGCAAGCGAAGCCGTGAGCGGCACAAGCACCCCGGCAAAGTCCGAGTATGAGAACACCACGGCGGGCATTTACGGCATCGCCGCGACCGCCGCAGAAGCCGCGGAAGAAGTCGTCGTCTACCTGACGGGCGAATTTTTCGCGGACGCTATCACCTTGCCGGAGGGCGTGACCGCCGATACGCTGGCAAAGGCGTTCCGCAATATCGGAATCTTTTTGAAGTAAAGGAGCGAAGAGAAAATGGCTATCGAAACAACTATTTACACCCCGCGCACGCTGGGTAAGCTGATTACCAGAATGCCCCCCGTGCATACCTTTTTCCGCGATACCCTGTTCAAGAACCGCCGCACTTTCCCCACGAAGAGCGTTGACGTTGACTTCAAGAAAGGAAGCCGCGCCCTCGCACCGTTCGTTCACCCGAAAGTCGGCGGCAAGGTGGTTCCGAACAGCGGCTACCAGACGAAGACTTACACCCCCGTTCTGCTGGCCCCCGACAAAATCACCACCGTTGACGACCTGCTGAACCGTTCTGCGGGTGAAAACCCGTACAGCGGCAGAACCCCCGCGGAGCGTGCCGTTGAGAAGCTGGCGGACGACCTGCGCGAACTGAACGAAATGATCGTGCGCCGCGAAGAGTGGATGGCGGCTACCGCCATTTTCACCGGGCAGATTCCCATTATCGGCGAGGGCCTGAACGAAGTCATCGACTTTGACTTCACCAACAAGGAAACCATCGTCAGCGCCGAAAAGAAGTGGAACGCCGATACTTCCGACCCGCTGGGCGATTTGGAGCGCTGGCGCGAAGCCGTCCAGAAAGAGGGCTTTGTGAACTGCAATATCTGCATCATGGCAAAGGACGTTGCGAACGCTTTTGTGAACAACGCAAAGGTCAAGTCCGTTTTGGACGTTCGCGCCTATGATTTGGCAGTCATCAAGCCCCGCGAACTGCCGAACGGCCTTACCTACATCGGCACTATTCACAAGCTGGGCCTTGACCTCTACCAGTACAACGAGTGGTATCTGGACAACTGGACCAACCCCAACGCCCCGGCACAGAAGCCGCTTGTTCCCGACGGCACGCTTGCCCTGCTGTCTACCGAAGCGGAGTATTCCATCTACTACGGCGCAATCACCATGATTCCCGAAGAGGGCAAGACGTTTGTTACCGTGGAGGGCGACCGCGTGCCGCAGACGTGGGTTGAGCGCCGCCCGGACCGCCGCTTCCTGCAAGTCAACAGTAAGCCGCTGACCGTTCCCCATGAGGTCAATAGCTGGTACGTTGCAAAGGTCCTGTAATGAACTTCAAAGCGCAGGTTGAACGGGACCTTACAGCAGTATTCCATAACGCCCGCGAACACGCCGACGTTATGGAATTCTGGATTGACGGGGTGCGCTACAAAGGCCCTGTCATCATTGATGACGGCGGCGCACAGGACAGGAAAAAGCCGTCTACGGACCATGTAGACGGCTTGGTTCTTGTTGACCTTGTTGTATATGTCCCGCTATCCATATTGAAGACCATTCCACAAAAGGGCCTGAATATGGAAATCGGCGACCACATTTACCAAATCACAAAGGTTCACCCGGAAGCCGGGGAAATCGTTCTTTATTTGGAGATGCTGACCGAATGATTACTATTACAGCCGAACAGATCGAGCGGGTCAACCTGATTTTGTCGGGCGTTCCCGGCGGGATAGAAAAGGCGCTGTCAAGCACTATCCGCCGGGCGAACAACACTGTTCGTTCTGAAACCATAAAGGGCATCACGACCGTTTATGCAATCACGCGGCAGAACGTCCGGGCGGAAACGACAATCAAGGTCCGCACACAGTCCAGCGACGGCGGAATTGTTGGAACTGTCCTGTTTGCGGGCCACAAGATACCGCTATACCGTTTCAACGTATCACCGACAATTCCTATCCAACGGGCTACCGTGTCGGCGGCGGTGCTTGCCGGAAACGGGCGCACGCCGTTTCAAGACGCGTTCATTGCGAGAATGCAAAGCGGACATACAGGTATGTTCGAGCGCGACGGTTCAAAGCGCCTGCCTATCAGTGAGTTCATGGGGCCGTCTACGGCACAGATGGCAGGAAACAGTATCGTTCTTGCCGACGTGGAGGAAAAGGCACAAGAGGTCATCAACAAGCGCGTTGAACACGAAATCACCCGCATTCTAAACGGGTACGGAGGTTGAACGCATGACACCTTTACAACTGCTTGACGCGCTGGAAGCGTTTGTGAAGCAAGAAACAAAAGACATTCTTTTACCCGTCCGGGTGGACCGCAAGAGTGGAGAGAACAAGGAACGCGCGGCGGAGGTCTACAAAATGCGCCTGCCGAACAAAACCGCGCAAACGGAGCGGGTCCCCTACCTGCTGTTGCAGTACATCAAAAGCACCGACACGCAGGAACAGGGACAGGACCCGGAAAGCGAATGCACCGTGCGTATCGTCGCCGCCACCTATTCGGAGGACGAAAGCGAGGGCGCAATGTGCGTCTTGAACCTGCTGACGCGAATTCGTGTCGCCCTGCTGAAAGATGGCGTTGTCGGCGGGCAGTTCGTCTTGAAATCTCCACTTGAAATGATTGTGTACCCGGACAGCACAGCCCCTTACTATTTGGGCGAAATGATGACAACATGGACCATGCCGATTATCGAAAGTGAGGTTCAACAGATATGGCAGTAGAATTCAAGTCCAGCATGAGCAAAAACGAACTGCTGGAAATTGCCGCGGAACACGGCATCGAAGCCGACGACAGTATGAAGAAAAACGACATTCTAAAACTGCTGGAACAGGCACGCGCCGCAGAGGGCGCACAGGAGCCGCAGGACGGCGCAGAAACGCCCCCGGAGGGTAACGACCCGGCGGAGGGCGACGAAGCGACACAGGAGCCGCAGGACGGCGAGGAAAGCACTACCGGGGACAGCGACACAGAGCCGCCCGCAGAGGACGCGCAGGAAGCCGCCCCGGATGGCTACGGCCTGTTCGTGTATGCCGGTCCCTCCCTCCCGCACGGACGCTTGAAAGAACACGCCGTATTCAACGGTACGTTCGAGGACGTGAAAGCCTACCTTGCGGACGTGCTGGAAGACTACCCGCAGGCGGAACGTCTGATCGTTCCCGTGGAGCGGCTTTCCGCGTTTGCCGCAAAGGTCAAGACCCCCGGCAATATCGCGCACAAGTATTACAACGACATTGTTTCGACAATGCGAGGAAACAAGGAGGTATAAACGATGGCAAACTATTTTCACGGCGTTTCGACGCGTCAGAACGACACGTCGATTTCTACCCCTGTAACCGCCGATTCTGGTATTGCGTTCGTCGTCGGCGCGGCCCCCGGTCATACCGTGGGCGGCGCACCGAACGACCCTATCATGTGTCAGTCTTACGCGGAAGCCGTCGCCGCTTTGGGGTATAGCGACGATTGGGAGAAGTACCCCATTTGCGAAGCTATCTATTCGCAGTTCAAGCTGTACGGCGTGGCCCCTGTGGTGTTCGTGAACGTGCTTGACCCTGCGAAGCACAAGAAGAGCGTCGCAGAACAGAACTACCCCGTCGCAGACGGAAAAGTTCTGCTTCCCCTCGAAGCCCTGAAAAACACGGTCAAGGTGACAAGCTACACCGCCGGGACCGACTATGAACTTTTCTATGAGGGCGAAAACCTGATTCTTGAAGTTCTGGACGGCGGCAGTATTCCCGCTGAAACGGGAGAACTGACAATCACGTTCGACGCGGTGGACCCCTCCAAAATCAACGAAAACGACATTATCGGCGGTTTCGATACCAGCACGAAGAAGTATTCCGGTCTTGAACTGATCGACAAGGTTTTTCCGAAATACGGCATCGTCCCCGACCTTATCGTTGCCCCCGGCTGGTCCGACAAGTCCAATGTCGCGGCGGTTATGGCCGCAAAGGCGGATGCAATCAACACCGTGTTCAAGGGTGCAAAAGCCCTGATCGACGCGGACACCAACACCGTTCGCCACTACGCGGACGGTCCCGCATGGAAGAAAGCACAGAACATGAACAGCAAGGCGGAAATTCTCTGCTGGCCTATGTTCGGGCTGGGCGACCGTGCGTTTCATGCGTCCGTCCACGCCGCGGGCCTGATGGGAAAGACCGATTCGGACAACGGCGGTTGCCCGGCGGAAAGCCCGTCGAACAAGTCCTTGCAGATCGACCGCGCTATGCTTGCGGACGGAACGACTGTGCTTCTCGATCTCGCGCAGGCAAACTACCTGAACAGTAACGGTATCGTTACGGCACTGAACTTCATTGGAAGCTATGTGCTGTGGGGCGATGAAACCGCCTGTTTCCCCGCCGATACGGACGTGAAGAACTACTTCATTTCCGTTTCCCGTATGTTCGGTTGGGTTGCCCGCTCTGTCATTCTTACTTATTGGAGCAAGATCGACAAGAAAATGACGCGCCGCCTTATCGACAGCATCGTTGATTCCGTAAACATTTGGCTGAACGGCCTTGTTTCGGAAGAAAAGCTGTTGGGCGCACGCGTGGAGTTTCTGGACGAAGAGAACAGCACGACCGCGCTTATGGCGGGCAAGGCTGTTTTCCATATCTACATGACCCCCGCAAGCCCCATGAGGGAATGCGAATTCGTCCTTGAATACGACGCGGACTATGTGACTGCGGCGCTGTCGGCGTAAGGAGGTAAAGAACAATGAAAATTGAAAACGGCGTAACCAACTTTGCCGTATATGAGGACGCGACCGAATATTACGGCATGGCAGAAGTCACGCTTCCTGAAATCACGCAGATTTCGGAAGAGGTCAAGGGTGCGGGCATCGCAGGCGCGTTCGACGGAACGTTTGTCGGACACCTTGAAGCTATGTCCCTGACCCTGAATTTCCGTTCCGTCACTACGGACGCTATCAAACTGGCGGAGCCGCGCAAGCACCAGCTTGATTTGCGTGCGGCCCAACAGTCTTGGGACAACAGCACGGGCCGCTATGTTCAGCAGGCCGTGAAACACGTCCTTGTCGTAAATCCCAAAAAGTTTGCACCCGGCAAGCTGGCCCCGGCATCTTCCGCGGAAGCGTCCGGCGAATATCCCGTGACCTACTACGCAACGTACATCGACGGTAAAAAGGTTCTGGAAATCGACATTCTGAACTTTATCTACTACGTCAACGGCGTTGACTACCTCGAAGACGTGCGAAAGGCACTTGGCAAGTAAAACCCGGCGGGGCTTCCCGCTGGGTTTTATTATGCCCTTTTCTGTATCTGAAAATATAAATTTCTAAATCGGAGGAATTGACAATGAGTGAGAACATCAAGAACGCCGCCACAGAGAACGCACAGAACGCCGCGGGCGCGGCGGAAGCTGTCACCCATGATATGACCGCGGAAGCCGTAAACGAACCCGTACAGGCTGACGCAGGCGTTTATACGCACACGTTCAAGAAGCCTTTCGAGTACGCAGGCGAAACCTATACGACCCTGACGTTCGATTTCGAGAAAATGACGGGCCGCGACATGGTTTCTATCGAAACCGAAATGCAGATGAACAATGAATACTGCCTTGCGCCGGAAGTGTCCCGGAGTTTTCAGGCGAAAATGGCGGCAAAGGCCGCGGGCATTGGTAGCGACGTTCTCGACGCTATGCCTATCAAGGACTTTAACCGCATCACCAACGCGGCAAGGAGTTTTTTAATCGACACGGGCTATTAAAAAGCCCGGCGAAGTGGTGGCGGCGGGAGTGCTTCAAGCTGGCGCAAGCAACGTATACGCCCGTCCCGTTCTGGCTTGATATGAACATGACGGAAATTACGGCGTGGATTGAGGACATAAACGCCGCCGCGAAACAGAAGTAGACGAAAAGGGGTGGTGAATTTGGCTGGACGAAAAGAATATGAACTGCTTTTCAAACTGCAAGCGGCTTTGGGCGGCAACTTCAACACGGTTTTTCAAAGCGCGTTGAACACCACAAAGCAGATGCAGAACAGCCTAACGAAGCTAAATTCCATCACCGGGAAAATCGACGCTTACAAAAAGCAGGAAGCCGCCCTTGAATCGAACCGTCAAAAGCTGGAACGCCTGACCGCAGAGCATGACAAACTCCAACGGGAAATGAGCGAAACCGCCGCCCCGTCGGAAGAACTGCGGCAGAAGATGGCGAAGAATGAAAAGCAGATCGCCGCGACAACTGCGAAAATCGAAGCACAGGAACAGCGGTTGCAGACGCTTGGTTCTGAACTGTCCGACGCAGGCGTGAACACGGCGAATTTGAGCGCGGAGAATGAACGGCTTGCAAAGACCTATGACAAGGTAAAGAAAAGTCAAGAGGAATTGGCAAAGGTAAGCGCCGCCCTTGAACAGAACAACGCGGCAATCTCCCAAACGAAGACCCAACTTGCGGGAACGCTTGGGACCCTTGCCGCACTGGGCGGCGCTATCTATGCCGGACCCGTGAAAAAGGCTGCTGAATTTGAAGCCCAAATGTCAACCGTCAAGGCCATTTCAAACGCATCGGCGGACGATATGAAGCGGCTTTCAGAGGAAGCGAAGCACATGGGCGCGACAACGCAGTTCACCGCAGTTGAAGCCGGAAAAGCCCTTGAATATATGGCTATGGCAGGCTGGAAGACCGACCAAATGTTGGGCGGCTTGCCCGGAATTATGAACCTTGCCGCCGCGTCCGGCGAAGACTTGGGGCAGGTTTCCGACATTGTAACGGACGCACTGACAGCATTCAACATGACGGCAGACCAGTCCGGGCGCTTTGCGGACGTACTCGCGCAGGCATCTTCCAACGCGAACACCAATGTTTCTATGATGGGTTCGACATTCCAGAAAGTAGCGCCCGTGGCGGGCGCGTTGGGCTACTCTGTGGAAGATATGTCGCTTGGAATCGGTTTGATGGCGAATGCGTCCATCAAGGCAGAAGTCGCAGGCACAAGCCTAAAGACGGCCCTTGCGAACATGGCAAAGCCCACAAAGCAAATGCAAGCCTACATGGACAAGTACGGAATCAGCCTGACAAATGCGGACGGAAGCATGAAGACGTTCCGCGGGGTCATCGACAATCTGCGGTCCAGTTTGGGCGGGCTTTCCGAATCCGAACAGGTGGCGGCGGCTACCGCCATTTTCGGCAAAGAGTCTTTCGCGGGTATGCTTGCTATCGTAAACGCAAGTGACGCTGACTTCAAGAAGCTGTCCGATTCGGTCAACAACGCCGCAGGCGCGGCGGAGCGCATGGCACAAATCAAACTGGACAATTTCGAGGGTAAAGTTACCCTGCTGAAATCCGCATTTGAGGGCCTGCAAATCGCGCTGGGTGACGCGCTGTTACCGACATTCACGCAGGGAGCAGAGAAAGCCGCCGAACTGATTTCCAAACTGACGGAATTTATCAACGCAAACCCGGAACTTGTGCGGACCATCGTAAAGGTGACGGCGGGGCTGTTGGCATTCAAGGCCGCGGCCCTGACTGCAAAGCTGGGCTTTCTTGAACTGAAAGGCGGCGTGCTGACTGTTCAAAAGGTCATGGCGCTTTTCAAGGGAAAGACAGCACTTGCGGGCGTGGAAGCCGTCGGGTTCGCAGGAAAGGTCAAGGGCGTTGCAAAGAGCGTGACCGGATATTTCGGCGGCATTGGGTCCGCGGCGGGCGGTGTAGGACGCGCGTTCGGGCAAATGTTCAACGGAACAAAAATCGGCGGCGCGTTCTCCAAAATCGGCGGTGCGGCGGGCGGCGTATTCTCGAAGCTGTTTTCGGGAGTGGGCGGCGTTGCGACGCGGGCATTCACAGGCGTTGCCGGGACAATCACAAACATATTAGGCAAGGCCGGGACCGCTATTGCGGCGGGTCCGCTGGGTAAAATCGGTTCCGTTATCGGAAAGGGTTTCGGGAAAATAGGGACCCTGATTGCCCCACTTCAAAAGCTGGGCGGTGCTATCTTGGGGCCGTTCAGCGGCATTCTTGGAAAGGTGCTTCCCGTGGTGGGCGTTATTTCGCTGATCGTTGCCGCGGTCCAAATTCTACGGGACAATTTGGACAAGGTGCGCGAAGTCGTGGGCCGGGTGTTCGGTGACGCTGGACTTGTCATTTTCGACAAGGTGGTTGCGGCAATAACCAGCATCGGCGATACGATACGCAACATCTTCACGGACGGCAATTTGGGCGGCGCACGGCAATTCCTGATAAGCCTGTTCGGAGAGGAAGCGGCGGGCGTTATCGACGGGGCCATTACGATTTTGCAAACCGTCTGGAATATCCTTTCCGGGTTCATCGAGTTTGTGAACACCTATGTTCGCCCTATTGTGGAACAAATCTTTTCTTTCATCGTCGGGACCGTGCTTCCGCAGATCGCGCAGGCGTTCGCGGAGTGGGCACCGACTATCGCTTCTATCCTGCAAGGGCTTGCGGAAGTGGTTTCCACCATTGCAACGGCAATCATGGCAGTTATTCAATTCCTTATGCCAACGATACAAAGCATCATCGGCGTTGCGCTTGAAACCATCAAGGGCGTTGTATCTGGTGCGCTGACTGCGATAAAGGGCCTTGTAGACGTTTTCGCAGGCATATTCACGGGAGATTGGACCCGTGTTTGGGAGGGCGTGAAAAGCATATTCAGCGGCGTTTGGAATTCTCTAAAGAGCATTGCAAGCGGCGTACTGAACGGCATTATCAGCCTTGTAAACGGCGTGATTTCCGGCTTGAACAAGCTGAAAATCCCTGATTGGGTCCCCGGCATCGGCGGAAAGGGCATCAACATTCCGTTGATACCGCGGTTTGCAACAGGTACAGACAGCACGCCGGACACGTTCATAGCTGGTGAGCAGGGTGCAGAACTTATCACCAACGCAAAGAACCGAAGCGTATTCACCGCGGCGCAGACGGGAAGCATCTTCCGCAATCTTGCGGACACAGTAAACGCTATTCGCACCGCAGGGGCCACGCCGTATCAACTGGCCTACGCGGGAGCGCCCAGCGTTGCCGCGCCGACCCTGAACGCAGGCGGCGGCAGAACGTCCGTCGTCATTCACAGCGCACCCGTGTTCCACGTCGGCAACGACGCGCAGGCACAGGACATTGAAGAAATGCTACGCCGCCACGACGAAGAGTTGTTGGACGAAATCGACGAGCGGGAGCGGCAAAGACAGGACGACGAAAGGCGGCGGAACTATGACTAAATACACCACCATAGCCGGGGATATGTGGGACGGCATCGCCTATAAGACATTGGGCGACGAAGCCTACATGGACCGGCTTATGAAACTGAACCCGCAGTACCGCCGCACTTTCGTTTTCCCCGCTGGAATCACGCTGACAGTCCCGGAGCCGGAAACACGGGTTTCCTCTGACCTGCCGCCGTGGAAGCGAGGGACTGCCGAATGAATGCACGAAGAACCGTTGTCCGCCTGACCTTTGCAGGGGTGGACATTTCAGCAGACATAAACAAGCATCTTCTTTCGCTGACCTACACGGACAACGAAGAAGATAAAACGGACGACCTGCAACTATCGCTTGATGACCGCGAGGGCGTGTGGCTGGGAAAGTGGCTGAACACACCCGGCGCGTCAAAGGGCGTGGAGATCTCCGCCGTCATCGTTCAAAAGAATTGGGAATCCAACGGGAAAGACCGGGTGCTTGACTGCGGCGTTTTTGAAATCGACACCGTGGACGGGAGCGGCCCGCCCGCAAAAGCGACCATCAAGGCCGGGTCCATTCCCTACAAGTCCACCGTGCGGACGCAGAAGAAAACGAAAGCATGGGAGAACTACACGCTTTCCGGCATAGCAAAGGAAATCGCGGGCAAAAACGGGCTTACCTGTATGTTTGAATCCGCGTTCGACCCTCTGTATACCCGGAAAGAGCAGATACAGGAATCGGACATCACCTTTCTTCAACGGCTTTGCAAGGCCGCAGGAATCAGCCTGAAAGTCACCGCAAAAATCATCGTTCTTTTCGACGCGGCGGCTTATGAGCAGAAAGACGCGGTGCGTGTCATCAAGCGCGGGACGGCGGACGTTAGTTCGTGGTCCTTTTCAACCAGCCTGCACGACGCGTCATACAGCAAGTGCCACGTTTCCTATACCGACCCAACGACGGGAAAGACCATCGAATACACCTACACACCGCGAAACGCGGATAAGGACGGTCAAGTTCTGGAAGTGAACGAAAAGGTTTCCAACAGAGAGGAAGCCCGGCAACTGGCAATGAAGCGCCTGCGGCAGAAGAACAAGGGCGAATTCAAGGCATCGTTCAAGCTGACCGGGGACGCGCGGCTTGTGGCTGGTATCACGGTTCAGGTATCGGGCTACGGCGCGTTCGACGGGAAATACATCATCGAAACGGCGACGCATTCCGTGTCAAAGAGCGGCTATAAAACCGATTTGACGCTACGCCGGGTATTGGAGGGGTATTGATGGCCGATCTATCAGTTTTGAAAAATATCGTGAGGACGGGCCGGGTTTCATCGGTCAACGCCGGGAACCGCACCGCCCGCGTCACGTTCGAGGACAAGGGGCAATCGCCGCTTGTGTCAGGAGAACTAAAGGTCATCAAGAACCCGCCGTTCATTCCGGCAAAGGGAGCGGCACAGAGGACGGAAAGCGAAAGCGGCGGAAGCGGTGAAGCCGCCTTTGCCGTCCATTCGCACGCCGTCAAAATAGCCCCGTGGTTGCCGTCGCCGGGCGACTATGTTTTATGCCTGTATATCCCGACGGACGACGGCGACGGGTTCGTGATTGGAGGGATATAAACAATGGCGCTTATCGGGAATTGGGGTGACTTCACGTTCTACGTTTCCGCAGACCAAATCAAGACGTTCGACAGTCTGAAATGGGACAGCGCGGCGAAGTATTCCACCCACGACCGACACTTACGGGAACCCCTGTTGGAATTCACCGGGACAGACGTTGAAACGATAACGTTCACCATGTTCTTTTCCGTGTTCTTGGGGGTAAACCCTATCAAAGAAATTGCAAGCCTGCTTCAAGCTATGCGGCGGGGCGAAGTAAACCGACTTGTCATCGGGCCGAAAGCCTACGGCACGAACAAATGGGTCATTACGAAGCTGTCAAATTCCTTGAAGCGGTTCGACCGATGGGGCAACCTGCTTGTCGCGTCGGTGAATGTTACGATGCAGTCTTACGCAGTCAGATAAGGAGGGCGGGAAATGGCATATATCGTGAAAGCCTTTACGCCCGGCAAACTCAACCTTGCGCCGGAAACGCTGGAAGAGGAAGTTTTGCAGAACGTCGCTATCATCGTGTCAACGCCGAAATTCTCCGTCCCACTCGATAGGGGGCTTGGGTTGGCGCAACGGTTCATCGACAAGCCGATACAGGTTGCACAATCTATCTTGATTTCGGAGGTTCTGGACGCGGTAGAAGAGTATGAACCGCGGGCAGAGGTAACAAACGTCACGTTTGAAGCGGGCGAAACGCCGGGCCTGCTGGTCCCCGTATTGGAGGTGAATATCGTTGACAACGAAGAGTAGAACATACCCCGACATTTCCTACGTCGAAACCGACACGGAAACAATCGTGAATGCGCTGATACAGGGGTACGAAAAAATCGCCGGGCGCACGCTGTACCCGGCGGACCCGGCGCGGCTGTTCATTCTGTGGGTTGCCGATATTATCGTTCAAGAGCGGGTGAACATTGACTTTTCCGCGAAACAGAATATCCCGCGGTATGCAGAGGGCGAATATCTTGATTCCCTTGCAGAACTGTTCAAGGGCGCGGAGCGGTTGGAGCCTGAAAAGGCCCGAACGACCCTGCAATATACGCTTTCTATCCCGCTGGAAGTGGCAACGACCATTCCGGCAGGCACGCGGGCCACGCCTGACGGTGAAATCGTGTTCGCTACGCTGGAGGACCTGACAATTCCTGCGGGACAGCGGACCGGGAGCGTGGAAGCGGAGTGCCAAATAGAGGGCGAAAACGGAAACGGATTTGTCCCCGGACAAATCAACCAGCCGATAGACGTTTTCCCATACTACGAAAGCGTCGAGAACATCACGGAGAGCGCAGGCGGCGCAGACAGGGAAAGCGACGCGGCGTTCTATGAGCGTATGCGGGAGAGCGTAGAAACCTATTCCACGGCGGGACCGCTGGGCGGGTATGAGTATTTCGCAAAATCCGCGTCGGCGCTGATCGCAGACGTGAAAGCAACGTCCCCGAAGCCGGGAGAAGTAGACGTGCGCGTTCTGCTGACAGGCGGCGAACTGCCGGGGGAAGAAATCTTGAAAGAGGTTTTGGACATTCTGAACGCCGACACGGTGCGCCCACTGACGGACCATGTGACCGTCGCCGCGCCGCAGGCCGTCCCGTACAACATCGACGTGACCTACTACACGCAGGAGGGTAGCGCATTGAGCGCCGACACCATCGCGGCGGACGTTGCCGCGGCGGTGAAGTCTTTCCAGAAGTGGCAGGCCGAAAAGATGGGCCGGGACGTGAACCCCTCCCAGCTTATCGCCCTGTTGATGCAAACGGGCGTGAAGCGTGTTGAAGTCCGTTCCCCTGTCTTTACGACTGTGGCAGACAACGCCGTTGCACAAATCGGCACGGTTTCCGTCGTGAACGGAGGTGCGGAACGTGAATAACGAAGACTTCTATTCGGCAGACTTCACGAATTCGCTTCCGCCTGCGCTGAAAAACGACCCCGACATGATGGCGCTTGCACAGACCATTTCGGCACAGTTGCAGACGACCGCGGCGGAAATCCGAAAGAACATCATTTACGCCCGTATCGACGAACTGGACGAAGCGACGTTGGACGTGCTGGCCTATGACCTACACGTTGACTGGTACGACTATTCCTACCCTATCGAGGTAAAGCGCCGGACCATTCGGGACAGCATACAGGTCCACCGCAGATTGGGAACGAAGTATGCCGTTGAAAAGGCGTTGGGGGCTGTGTACCCCGGAACGAAAGTGGAAGAGTGGTTCGAGTACGGCGGCGACCCGTATAAATTCCGCGTCGTAATAGGCGCAACGGAAGCGGGCATAACCGCAGACCGTCAAGCGGCGGTCCTCGACCGTGTGCGTTTTTATAAAAACCTGCGGTCACACCTTGAAGCAATCAGTTACCAAATCGAAAAGCGAACAGCGGTCAAGGTTGCCGCCGTCCACGCTATCGGGCAACGCGTCGAAGTCTACCCATACTTGGCGCGAAATATGGAATCGCACGGCGGGTTCTACTGCGGCGGCTATACGCAGTACGGGCGGAAACTTGCAGTATTCCCAAATAAATAACGAACGGAGGGTGAAGAAATGGAAGATAAAACGTATGGGACCCTTGTGACCGACTGCGGAATACAACTGATTGCGGCGGCGGTCATGGAGGGAAAGAAAATCAATATTACGGACCTTGCTGTGGGTGACGGCGGCGGAAGCTACTACAAGCCGAATTCTACCATGACCGCATTAAAGGGCGAAAAGTGGCGCGGAAAAGTAAACCGCGTAGAGATCAACGAGAAATCCCCAAACATGATTGACGTAGTAGCGGTGATTCCGTCCGATGTTGGCGGGTGGACAATCCGCGAAATGGGCGTTCTGGACGAAACGGAAACCCTTATCGCGGTTTGCAATACCCCTGACACGGAAAAAGTCATCATTTCCAGCGGAGCGGCGGGCGAAATCGAATTGACGATGCACATTGAGATTTCCAACGCGGACGCTATCTCTTTTATCATCGACCCGAACGTAGTAACGGCAACGAAAAAAGACATTGCAGACCACGACGCATCGAAGACGGCGCACGCCGCAGAGTTTGAGAAAAAAGCAGACGTTACCGACCTAAACGCACACGCAAATAATACGGATATTCATGTAAACCCGTCTACGATGGGAAATTACGACACGGCAATTTCGGGGCTGATCGAACACAAGGAAGATACGAAAATTCATGTGACGGCGGAAGAAAAAGCATCGTGGACGGAGGGTGCAGAGCAGGCGGCGGCGGACGCGAACAGAGTAACAGAAGCGCTTAACGCCATTGCAGGAATTGAAAGCCGCGTTTCTCGCGTGGAAGACGGCCTGTTCAACAACATCACCGGGAACCCGTTTCTTGCGTCCTTTGATTCCCTCGACGGCATCACGCTTGTTAAGGGCATCTGGAACGAAGAAAGAAAGCGCATCGAATGTTGACGGAATATGCCTGCCCGCGGCGGGAACTGTCCTGTATCGTCGGAAACCTGTTCGTCGAACTGGAACCGCCCTGCGACCATTGTGCCGCCGGGGACAGCCTGACGATATGCGGAACGACATACGCCGGGACACGGGCAACGCTGACCGTCACCGAATACGGATTTACATTTGACGGACCGCCGGAGGAAGTCGAACAAATCCGGGAAAGGCGGTGTCTGAAATAGACCAGCGACAAACCGAGCAAAAGCCCACACAAGAATTTGCAATCATCACGAAAGCGAAAGATTTAGTCAAGCACACGTTTATGATGACAAGCGAACGGAGATTTCCGAAGAAGTACCGCTTCACCATCGTAAACCGCTTGCACGATTTGACGCTTGACATTTTTCAACACATACAGGAAGCGAACGAACTTGACCTTGCGGACCCGCAGGAATACCGCGAACGGCGCTATGAACAGAAAAAGGCGCTGACAGAGTGCAAGACGGTTCTTTTCCTGATCGAACTTTCCTTTGAAAAGGAACTTATCTCTTCCGAACAATGCGCGGAATGGACCCGGCACGTTATGAACGTGAAGAACATGACGGCAAAGTGGAGGAAGCAAGATAGAGAGCGGTTCGCCGCACTCCAACAGAATAGAGGAATCATGCCGCGGCGGTAACGCCCGGCGTTTTTCTTGGGGTGCGGCTTGTAGCGTCCAACTCTTACAACGTCCGCAACGTCAATTCCTCTGGCGCGATGAACTGGAACAACGCTTACAACGGCAACAACGGCGTTCGCCCGCTTTGGTGGAAACCGCGATTGAGTAGGCTGAAAGGCTGAAAACAGAGGACCACTATCAAAGGAAGCCGCATCCCTCCGCCGTGGTGACAGCACGACAGTAAATACAAGATTGGTGAAGCAAGGTCCACGGAAACCAGCTTCCGCCCGCCGCGGACGCGCGGCGCGGTCCGATGATGACGCGTTGCGTGCGGCGGGAGCCGCGGGGCGCAAGGCTGATTCTATACACGGCAAGGAGTTTTTTATATGCAAGGCGCAGAATTCGAGCAGGTATATGATTTCGGGAACCTATACGCGGGGTTCCTGAAAGCACGCAGGGGCAAGCGACACAAACCCAGCGTTGCAAAATTTGAAGCAAATCTTCTTGAAGCCCTATGCCTACTTTCGGAAATGCTGAAAACCAAAACATACCGACCGTCAGATTATTTCGTTTTCAAGGTCTATGAACCGAAAGAACGAATCGTTATGACGAACGCATTCAAAGACAAGGTGGTTCAGCATTCCCTATGCGACAACATACTTGAACCCGCGTTTTCAAAAGCCTTTATCCGGGACAACTACGCATCACAGAGCGGGCGCGGAACACATGACGGGTTATACCGCCTTGAAGAATTCATGCGGTCCTACTACTTCACACGCAAGGCGAACGCCGAGCGGGAGCGGCGGGCCGCGGGATTGCCGCCGCCCGGCCCGGAGGAAGTGCGGCACTATTCGGACGGCTGGGTTTTGAAATGCGACATATCGAAGTATTTCTATTCAATCCAGCATGAACCGTTAAAGCAGATGACGCGGAAGTACATCAAAGACCCGGATATTCTGTGGTTAGTTGACCTTATCGTTGACAGCACGGAAAATCCGGGAATTCCTATCGGCAACCAGACTTCACAATGGTTCGCCGTCATGTATCTTTCGGGCATGGACCATTTCATAAAAGAAAAGCTGGGTATTCGCTATTATGGGCGGTACATGGACGATTTCTATTTGATACATGAGGACAAGGCATATTTGCAATACTGCCGGGGCGAGATCGAACAATACGTTGCCCGGCTGGGCCTGCGGATGAACAAGAAAACAAATATTTTCCCGTTGCGGAACGGTATTGATTTCTTGGGCTTCCACACCTACTTGACCGAATCGGGCAAAATCATTCGCAAAGTCCGGCGGTCAAGCAAATGTAACGCACAACGCAAATTGAAGAAACAGCGCGGTCTACTGGACCGGGAGAAAATCAGCCTTTCAGACATTGAACAGTCATACGGAAGTTGGCGGAGCCACGCCGCAAAGGGAAACTGCTATCACCTGATACAGAAAACCGACAGCCTGTTTCAAAATCTATTCAAGGAGAGTGAAAAACAATGGCCCAAAGTTTGAATGCGCTTGCCGTCGGTGCGCTTGTCAAAGATACAGGCACGCTTTACAACGGTAAGCCTATCATTTGGAAAATTGCCGACAAGGGACACACGGGCTACCCGTCCGGCGCTGTGACCCTGATTACGGAGCGCATTATTTCACTGAAATGCTTTGACGCTATCGAATCCGGCAACAGTGACGGCAACCGCCGCAGTTACGGCAATAACCGTTGGACCCTTTCTAACGTGCGGCAATGGCTGAACAGTCAGGCCGCCGCCGGGAAGTGGTACAGCGCCAAGCATGGCGCAGACGCGGCCCCGACGAATGCGAACGTATGGAGCAACTACAACGAATACGACGCGGAAGCGGGCTTTCTTGCGGGCTTCTCCGCGAACTTCATTGCGGCCCTGCTGACTACGACCCACACCGTAGGCAAGGCGACCGTAGACGGCGGCGGTACGGAGAGTTGCACCGACAAAATCTTCCTTGCGACCTGTACGGAAGTCGGCTTGTCCGGCGACGTGACCGCAGGAAGCAAACTGGCCTTGTTCAGCGACAACAATTCCCGTCTTGCCTACCCCACGGCGGAAGCCGTGAGCAAGAGCGAATACACGGACGGAAATTTCAACGTAAATTCGCCGTGGTATTGGTGGCTTGCCGACGCTTACGCGTCCATCTCTTACGACGTCCGCGGCGTCGATTCCTCTGGCGCGATGGTCTGGATCGACGCTTACTACGGCCTCAGCGGCGTTCGCCCGCTTTGTAATTTGTCCTCTGGAATCTTGGTATCTGATAGCCCGGATTCCGACGGAGCATACACGATCATTTGGAACCGCGCCCCCTCGAAGCCCTCTTCCATCACGGTTCCGTCCAGCGTGCGCGGCGGCGAAAGCCTGTCTATCAGTTGGGGGGCTTCCACGGACGAAGACGGCAATCTTTCCGGCTATATCCTCGAACGGCAGGTCAACGGCGGCGCGTGGGCGCAGGTATACAAGGGCATCAACCGCAGTTACACCGACGCAATCACGTTCGGCTGGACCTCTATTGCGTACCGCGTCAAGGCGTATGACAGCGCGGGCGCGGAATCGGCGTATCAGACAAGCGCGACGCGGACGGTGGTAAACAACCATGCGCCCGTTATCAGCGGCACAGATTCCAACTTGGGAACGAAGACCGCCGCGTTCGCGCAGAGTTACAGCGCAACGGACGAAGACAGCGGGCAGACCTTGACCGTGACGGAGTACATCGACGGCACGCAGAAGCGTTCCTACACCGCGACAAGCGGACAGACCTATTCGTTCAACATCACCGCCGCAGAGTGGGTGAAGCTGTTGAACGGGTCCCATACGCTGAAAATCGTTGCGGCGGACAACTACGGCGGAAGCGCGACCCGGACGTATACGTTCACGAAAAATGAAACGGAAATCGAACTTACGCTTGCTACCCCGCTTACTGCCGACGATATGGTGACAAAGGGTATCATGTCTGTCGTGCGTCAAATTCCAGCAGGTGCAAAATTCACCGTGGAAGTCTGCAACAACGGCAACGACGCTTCCCCGACATGGGAGGACGTGACGCAAAACGTCGTAAGCGGAAGTAAGTTCTTCCTTTCCAACACAACCAAAACGGCGAGCGCTTGGGGCTACAATTTCCGCATCAAGGTAAAGCGCGGAAGCGCAACGGGCGATTGCTTCATTACGTCTGCGGGAGGTAACTTTGAATGAGCATTCAGCACAGAGAAGACAGCATCCGTGATATGAAGTTGGAGCGGCTGGGCGTGACACCGCCGCAGGACTGGAACGACGTTGAGCAGGTCCGCACGGCGAAGAAAGCCGAAATCGGCCTTGCGTGTTCCGCGGCTATCTATGCCGGAATCGACGTGGGCGGCGCACATTACAGCCTGACCGAACACGACCAAACCGAACTTATGGCGCAGTTCCAGACGGTCAAGGAGGGTGCGGAGGAAGTGCCGTACCACGCCGACGGTGAACTTTGTCGTATGTATACCGCGGAGGAATTCACCGCGCTTACACAGGCCGCGACCGCCCACGTCTTCTATCACCGCACTTACTGCAACCACCTGAACGCGTGGATTAAACGGGCCGGGCTTGATGAAATCCCGGCTATCGTGTACGGCGCGGACCTGCCCGCCGACCTTGCGGCAAGCATGGCGGCGCTGATCGAGAAAGCAGGTGGCGACGCGTGAAACGTATCTTGACGATTTGGGCCACGCTGGGCGCGGCTTACGTCGTATTTGAAACGCTTTTCCGCGGGTACTCCCACCCGTCTATGTTCGTTGTAGGCGGGCTGTGCGGGGTTCTGGTTGGTGCTATCAATCAGGCCCCGCGCTTTTATCGCGCCCCGGTCATCGTGCAATCGGTCATCGGGGCCGTTATCGTGCTTGCGGTAGAGTTTGTTTCCGGGTGTGTCCTGAACCTGTGGTTAGGGCTGGACGTTTGGGATTACAGCAATCAGCCGGGAAACGTGCTGGGCCAAATCTGCCCGGTGTTCGGTCTGCTGTGGTTTTTCATTATGCCGCTTGCTATTTGGGCGGAGGACACAACGCGTTATTTGATTTGGGCGTATGACTGCGCGGTTTATCACTCGCAGGAAGCGCCGCCCACAATCGCCCCGTATTCGCTGAAAAGCGTTTACGGGGACTTCATTTGCGGGAGGTAACAGAATGACAATCAGAGAGATAGCAAGCGGCGGAGGAATTGCCTTTGTGGTTCTGACGCTGGTTCAAATCGCCCCCGTGAAGTTGAACCCGTGGACGTGGCTTGCGCGTGCCATTGGGCGGGCAATCAACGGCGACGTTCTGCGGAAGCTGGACGAAACCCGTAAAATCCTTGACGACCATATCAAAACGGACGACGCGCGGAACGCTGATTTTCACCGTTCAAAAATCCTGCGATTCAACAACGAACTGTTGCGGGACATTCCGCACACGCAGGAAGACTTCATCGAGATTTTGCACGAAATCGACCTTTACGAAAAATACTGCGACACACACCCGGAATATGAAAACAACCGCGCCACACACGCGGTTGCAAATATCAAGCGGGTGTATGACGAACGGTTGGTAAAGCACGATTTTCTATGAGAAAGGCGGCGCGGCATGATTTATCTTTTCAGCGTTGCCGCCGGGCTGGTTGGCGGGTTCGCCGCCGTCCTGCTGTTGAGCGGACGACGGCCCCGCCGACGCAGAGAGGGCAAGCAGAGCCGCCGGAAGATAGAGTGTTCAAAGCTGGTTCTTTGGGCGGTCCTCTGTACATATTTCGCCGGGTTCGGCGTGGGCGTATGGGCTGTTGTCCTCGACGTTTCACAGCTTGGCGTTTTCCTTGCCTACGTTGGGACACCGACGGCAACGGTCATCGGCTTTTATTCGTGGAAAGCAAAGGCTGAAAACGTTGTGAAAATCAAAAAGGCAAACCCGGAGGAAACGGAGGGAATGCCCGTTGACCTGAACAACGTTCAGCCGTAACGGAGGAATACACATGACACAGGAACAAAAGAAATTCATCGAGCGGGTGGGCGCACTTGCCGCGGCGGATATGCAGAAAAGCGGGGTCCTCGCGTCCATGACGATAGCGCAAGCAATCCTTGAAAGCGGTTGGGGCAAATCCGGCTTGACGGTCAAGGGGAACGCCCTGTTCGGCATCAAAGCCGGGACAAGCTGGACTGGGGCCGTTTACAGCGGCAAAACGCAAGAGTGCTACGACGGCGTGACCTTTACGACCGTGACGGGCCTTTTCCGGGCCTATGGAAGCTGGGCGGAAAGCGTCGCCGATCATTCCGACTTGCTTTCGTGCAATGCCCGCTATAAAGCGGTCATCGGGGAGCGGGACTATAAAGCCGCGTGCCGGGCAATCGCCGCGGCGGGCTATGCGACCGACCCGAAGTATGCCGACAAACTGGTTCAAATCATCGAAGCATACGCCCTGACCGCCTACGACGGCGCAGGAAGCGCCGTAAAGCCCGGCGGTTCAAATACCACGGCGGGGACCACAAGCCACGCAGACGCGAAAGGAGCAGGCAAAATGAAAGCGTCTGAATTTATCAACAAATTGCAAAACATTGTGGACAACTATAAAACGCTGTACGTCATGGGCTGTTTCGGTGCGCCCCTGACGGGCGCGAACGTGTCCCGCTATTGCACAAATCACAGGTACAACAAGCAGGCCGCGCGAACGGCGATGATTCGGGCGGCGGCGGATAAGAACCCGCCCGTCTACGGGTTCGACTGCGTATGCCTTATCAAAGGCGTTCTTTGGGGTTGGAGCGGAAACGCCGCGAAGCCATACGGCGGCGCGGCCTATGCTTCCAACGGCGTTCCCGATCTTGGGGCCGACACCATGATTACGAAGTGTTCCGGCGTGTCCGCTGATTTCAGCGGCATTGTTCCGGGTGAAGCTGTCTGGTTGCCCGGTCATATCGGCGTATACATCGGCGGCGGAAAGGTCATCGAATGTTCGCCCGCTTTCAAGAACTGCGTGCAGGTGACGGCGTGCCTGAACATTGGCGCTATTTCCGGCATGAACGGGCGCAAGTGGACGAAGCACGGGAAGTTGCCGTATATCACCTACGACACCGCAGGCGGCGCACAGGACGGCGCAGGAAGCACGACAAAGCCCAGCGGCACAACTACCACCCCGGCGGCGCTTGCGTTCGCTGTGGGCGACGTGGTGCGCTTTACGGGCAACACCCATTACACCAACGCGGCGGCGGCAAGCGGCGCGGTCTGCAAGCCGGGAACGGCAAAGGTAACGGCGCTTGCAAAGGGGGCAAAGCACCCGTACCACCTTATCAAACAGCCCGGCGGCGGTTCCACCGTTTACGGCTGGGTCAATGCGGCGGACGTGCAGGCCGTCGGGAGCGGCGCGACCGCGCCGAAAATGCGCGTCGGCGCAAAGGTGAAGTATTCCGGCCCGCTGTACCGCGACAGCAACGGCGGCGGACAGGGCAAGACCGTAAACGGAACGTATACGGTGAAGTATTACTATCCGGGCCGCAAGTGCGGCGTACACATCGACGGTTTGGGCTGGGTCCCCGAATCCGGCTGTGCCGTCATCAGTTGACAGATAGAAAGGAGAAACGGAAATGAACATTCTTACATTCCTTGCGAAGAATTGGGACAGCGTGCTTGTCGTCGTTGCTTTCCTCGCGCTGGTTGTCGCGCTTATCAAGCGCGGCGAAACAAAGATTTTGAAGCAAATTCTTTTCAACCTTGTAACGCAGGCCGAAAAGCAGTTTGGAAGCGGTACGGGTTCCCTGAAATACGCCGCCGTCGCGGACTGGATTTATCAGCGAATCCCGGCGGTGCTGAAACTGCTTTTCACGTCCAGCGATATTGAAAAAATGATCGAAGCCGCTTTGGAGGAAGCGAAGAAAGCATGGGGCGCGAATGAGAATTTGAAAGGCTACATCGACACCCCATCCGTGGAAAGCCTGCTTGTCGGTATCGAAGAACAGGCCGTCCAGACCGAACCCGCAGAAAACTAAACACGTCCGATTCGGACAAAAACGAAAGCCCGTCGGGGGTCATTCCCCGGCGGGCTTTTTTGTTTACTCCATTGCGCTTTCGATACTGTCGCACGCGGAAGAGATAGATTCAATCGCTTCATCAATGCTGTATGAGGCAGATTCGGACTGTTCATAGCGTTCCGAACCTTGCAGACTTTCGGGCATATTCTCCCGGCTTTCGTCCTCTTCCTCTTTGATGGATTCGAGTTCGTCAGAGAGAGCGGACAGTTTATCGAAGATTTCTTGAAGAGCCTTGCGACGGATTTTGTTCATACAAATTTCCTTTTCTTTGCTGGGGCAGGCGGCGTTTGCGCCGCCTGCTTTCATCTTACGCGCTGACCGTGGACACGTCAAGCCGGAACGCGAGGTCAAGGACCTTTGCGCGGGTTGCGGCGTTGTGCTGAACGGCCTTTTCCAACGTGGCCCGGACCCCAGCGGGAGCAAGGGACAGACCGTAGGCAATCAAGCTATCTTCCGACGCTTTCAGGACGGAACGGGCGGCGTTCAGTTCTTCTTCAAGCCCGGCGGAAACAATCAGCGCGGCGCATTCGTCGTTCGCCTTTTCAAAGGCCGCGTCATCCTCCATGCAGTAAAGGAATTTGGGAACGGAGCCGTCGGGATTGACAATGCCTTTGTCGGCAATGAACTTCTTTTCGATGGCTTCTTGCTGGGATTCGACTTCCTGCACGCGGGCTTTGGCGACCATATAGGCCCGCTGGAACTTGTTTGCAGTTCTTTTCATGTTCATTCCCCTTTCTTGCGGCGGTAATGGACCGCGGCGGCGATAATCAGCTTCACAACGGCAACAGCAATCAGGAAAATTCCGATTTTCACAAGCATGATTGACAGTTCAGAAGAAAAAGTGTATTCTATGGGTGGGCGGTGAACCCGCCCATAGAATACGGGGTTTCGGCTTACGTCAGCTTATCAATTATCAGTAACGCAAGCCCTACCAGAAAGTCCACGATTGCGGTTATCACGATGGTCCGAACATCGACCCGCGATTTCGTGGGCTTTTTCTTTTTCTTCTTCACCTTGTCACCCCCTTTCTTTATGCTCTTATTATATACTAACGTTAGTATAAAGTCAATAGGGAAAATACGAAAAAGCAGAAAAATTTTGCGCCGTTGCGGTAGATACAGCGGCGCGAAAAACGGAGCGGCGGAAACCGCCGCACCGGTAAAGCGTCAGGCGACGAACACACCCAACGGAGAACCGCCGGGAGAGCGCCACCCGCGGCGGTGAATGTCGGACAGGCGGACACGTTCGGGAGCCTTTGCGCCGTCATACAGGACCATAGCGAAAACGCCGCCGTGAAAGAAACGGGTATCAGGCAGGCTAACAAAGCCGATGACGGTTCCGCCCTGCGGAGGATAGCAAGCGCCGCAGACACGTTCGACGCGCTGGCCCACCATAACAACAACAGTGTTCACGTCGGCGGGCTGGGCGATTTCAACGCCGCAGGACGTTTCGGCGGCGGTTTCCTCGACGTTGGGTTCCTCTTCCGGCTGAACCTCGTTTTCAGCACGGAAGACCGGGGCCATAGAATAACGTTCGGGAATGATATATTCGCCGTGTTCATCGAAGAACAGCTTTGCACGGCGGGTCTTGCCGTTACGCTCGAACGTCACCGTCTTTTCGGTGCGCTTGATAATCTTGATGGTGAAAATGCAATCGTGATTGCAGGCGCTACGGTCAAAATATTCCTTGCCGATCTCGAACTTTTTCATATTGATTACCCCCATATATAAAAACCAGAAGTCGAAGTGTTGTTGTACGCCGTGTCGGTTCCCTTTTCGTGTCAGCCCGTAAGGTTGGCTGTTGTCGAACTCTACGCCCCGACAACCGGGCGGCTTTGGTTTCCCTTTCTGATTATGATTATATACTAACGTTAGTATAAATACAAGTTGGAATGATGCACAAATATACTAACGATAGATTGTACGTTTTTATACTTGCGTTAGTATAAACAGCGTGATAAAATGGACAAGTAAAGGAGTGGTGACAATGGCAAGCAAATATGGAAACCCACGCGGGAAAGCCGCGACAGACGCGAAGCGGAAATACAACAGCAAAAACTATGACAGGATTTACCCGTATGTAAAGAAAGGTAAGAAGTCCGTATATCAGAGAGCGGCAAAGGCAAGCGGGTTTGATAGCATAAACGATATGATCGAATCGCTGATGGACGAACGGGCGGCGGCGGTGTTGGGACTGTCGCCGGAGCAGTTCGCGGCAGAGGTTCAGGCCGCGGCAGACGCGGAGCAGGAAAAGGCATAAAGAAAGCGGCGGGCGTTGCGCCCGTCGCTTTTGCTTTCCTGCTGTTCAGAACTGTTCGTATGTATAGCCGCCGTTTTCGTCCAGCGTGATAGCGCCGTAATCTTCAAGAATGGAACCGTCGGTATCTTGCTTCCCGTATGTACCGACATAGTACATAGAACCGGGGAAACAAATACCCGTGCCGTCATCACAAAGAATTGCAACCCAGTTGTAGCCGCTGTCCTTGACGACGGTTTCAACGAATTCTTTGTAGTTTTCTTCCGTAATGGCTTGAAGCTGTGCTTTCGTAATGCGGATATAGGCGTATTCACCGATTTTATCGCCGGAACCCGTTTTCACGTCCTTTACGGTCAAGTCATAGTCCATCAAGACGTTGTGCTTGCGATATTCAGGGTACAGCATATCACGCCCGGAATAGACGGTTTCAACCGCACCGTCAGAAAGTGTAACGTCGAGGGACGAACCGCCGTAATAGACGGTATACGCGCCCTTGCTTTCGGAAATGCTTGTAATCTTCCCGTCAAGGCCGCAGGAAGTCAGAACGATAAAAACTTCATCAGCCTGTTCGGGAGTGATTTTCATATCTGCCCGAATGCTGTTCATGGCATCGGGGTAAAAATCATACTGCGCCGTCAGTTCCTCCGATTTGGGCGTGTCCAGATCGACAAGAGCGCCGCCGCAGGCGGAGAGGGACGCGGCAAGCACCGCCGCAAGGACAAGAGATAGAACCTTTTTCATGTGGAATCCTCCGTTCTGCCGCCCAGCGTCCGGGCGGCTTGCGTTATTTTCAAAGGCCGGGACCATTGCTTTTTCTGGATTCTGACCTTTAACACAATTATCAACGCTTATTGTGTTAAAGTCAAGAAAAATGCAGACCTTTAACACAAAAGGAGGAATCGGCGGTTGAAGATATACGACTATAAGGGACGAAAGAACCTTTGCGGAAATCGCGTCAAAGAAGCACGCGCCCGGCTGAATATCACGCAAACAGACCTTGCGGCGCGTCTACAAGTTGCAGGAATTACAATGGAGCGGGACAGCGTAAGCAGAATTGAAATCGGGACCCGCTTTGTGACCGATTATGAACTTGCGGTGCTTGCGAAGATACTTGGCGTATCTATGGAATGGCTGACAGAAAATGAGCAATAGTTTTTTATACTTGCGTTAGTATAAAAATATTGTTATAATCTTTTTGCGGGGAACCGCTGAAAAGAGGAACAAAACCCGCCCGGCTTGATAGCTTGGGCGGGTTTCGCATTTTGGGAGGTTATAGCATGGGGCATTGTTTCAGTCATTTACAGCTTACAGATCGACGGAAAATCGAATACGGTTTGAACCGCGGCGATACGCCGAAGCAGATCGCGGCGGAACTTCATGTTCATGTCAGCACGATTTATAGAGAAATCAAACGCGCCCGTTGGGAGCATCTGGACGGCGATACATGGATTATGGAAGACCGCTATAACCCGGATGGAGCAGAAAAAAGATACCGTGAAAATCTCGCGGCGAAAGGTGCGCCGTTGAAAATCGGAAACGACCATGAACTTGCTGACTATTTGGAACGCAAGGTCATAGAAGAAGACCGTTCGCCTGCCGCGGCCCTTGCTGACATAACGATAGAGGGCCGGACATTCAAAACCTCTATTTGTGTCAGCACTTTTTACGGTTACATTGAAAAGGGTGTGTTTCTGAACCTGACAAATAAAGACTTACCAGAAAAGCCAAAGCGGAAGCGCCCATATCACAAAGTTAAAACGACGAAACGCGCACCGCGCGGAGAGAGCATAGAAAAACGCCCGGAAGTGATTAACCAGAGAATCACTTTCGGGCATTGGGAAATGGATACTGTATATTCCGGCAAGGACGGCTCGTGCGCCCTGTTGGTGCTGACGGAACGCCTATCACGAAAAGAAATTATAGAGAAAATGCGCGACAGAACCGCAATCAGCACCGTTCGCGCCTTGAACCGTATTGAACGGAGGTTCGGGGCGCTGTTTCCGCGCGTGTTCCAGACAATCACCGTAGACAACGGCGGGGAGTTCTCCGACGTGAAGAGCCTTGAACGGTCTATCCTACGGAAAGGCAGACGAACCAAAATGTATTATTGCCACCCGTACACAAGTTGCGAACGCGGGTCAAATGAGTGTGCAAACAAAATGATTCGGCGGAAGTTCCCGAAAGGGACTGATTTCAATAAGGTCAGTCGAGCGGAAGTAAAGAAAGCCGAAGAATGGATGAACAACTATCCGCGTGAAATATTGGGCTGGAAAACTGCTGAAATCGTGTTTGCGGAATGCCTTGAAGAATTGGCGCGGGAAGCCTGATTATATTTTTTTATATTTTTTTCGCATTTACTATTGACATTTTCGGGTTAATGCAAGGTTGGCGTGATAGAATACCTTACAGAACAGGAGGTTTTGAAT